TTTGGTCGTACTCAATTAGATGTGAGTGGTTTTGATGTTGAAGAGATGACCGATGAAGACAAAGAAGAATGGAAGGACTTCTGGGAGAATGACGATGACTGAACGAGCACAAGAACTACGAGAGATTATCCGTCAGGCACTCTACCGAACTCCTATGACCGAAGAGTGTGAAGTTCCTATTACCGCTTCTGCTTTGAGGTATGTTGCTGACCGACTCTATACTGACTGGGGAGAACTTCAACACCCAGCATCAGTCATTCATGATATTGCTAATGAATTGGAGGATGATGAACTATGACTGATTATTATGATTTTTTTGTTCCAGAGAACAAGTTTATTGTTCCTGTGACTGTTCTTCTTTCTAATGCTGACCAAGTAAAACTACGAAAGTTCATCAACCTCCATTATCTTGGTGATGAGGATGCTAATGAGTTTGTAGATGGAACTTACAAAGCAAAGTATCCAGAGAAAGAAACCACAGAGTTTCAGAATGCAGTATGGAAAACTAATGTTGGTTATACAGTAAATCTTGCTGTAGAGTTTGATGAGAAAGGTGTCCCTACATTTGAGGTTGTGAAAAATGAATAATCAAGAAGAAATAGGATGGGCATTACCAGTAGGATTTGTCATCATTAATATTATTGCTATTATTCTTGCTTTAACAGGAAATCTACCAGACGGAGTTTGATTGTGGTTGAGAAAATTAAGTTTGTTAGTGTAACACGCACTATTTGTCCTAAAACAGGAATTCATTATTTGGATGCCATCGGGGAGGATGGTTTCCATTATATGGCACAAATGGTTCATAATATCAATAGTGATGAACCCTGGTTATTGTACAAGAAAGTGTGGTATAAAGACCCTCAACACCCCTACGATATTTGATGGAGAAACCAAATGAAATTTAATAATGAAGCACTGATTGCTCTGTGTATTATGTCTGGATTTACTCTTATCCTTGCTACCATATTTTCTGGGCTTTCTACTGAAGCACAAAAACAAAGTTTGTATCAGAAAACCTACGACAAATCTATGGAATGTCGTATTACTTTCAAAGGTAGAAGTCCAACAGAAGTAAATTCTTATTGTGGTGAAATTCCTAAACTTGAGGATTTTTTGAAGTAGTATAAATACTAATGTCTGTTGGTACTGCAATTCTCTACAGACAAGATTAGGTGCTCTTTTGGGCACCTTTTCTATTATAAATAATAATGCAGTACCAATAGAATATAAATGAACTATCTAAAGATATATTGTAACCTTATAAGGAAAGCAGAGAACAGAACTCCTCCTGAAGGTTATACAGAAAAACACCATACATTTCCAGTAAGTATCTTTGGAAAAAATAATAGAATTGTAGTGCTTACGGCAAGAGAACATTATGTTGCACACGCACTATTGGAAAAAATTTGTATTCAAAGATATGGATTGCATCATTATAGAACTAAAAAAATGAATAACGCACATATAATGATAAAATCTAGTGGTTATTGTAACTCTTATCTATACGAAACTGCTAAAATTAGAAGAAGTGAAAATATGAGGAGAAATCTTCATAGATTAGGTACGAGGCATACAGAAGAAACCAAAAAAATATTAAGTGAAAAACATAAAGGCAAAACTCATTCAAAAGAAAGTAATGAAAGTAGAAGCAAAAAACTGACAGGAAAAAATAATCATAACTATGGAAAAAGGTGGTGGAACGATGGAAATGGAAATGAAGTTTTCTCTATTGATTGCCCCCAAAACTGGATTCCTGGTCGCAATGAAGAGGCAAAGAAAATAAGCACAGAAACAAATATAGGTAGAAAATGGTGGAATGATGGCAATGGTAATACTAAATTTTGTAGAGAGTGTCCTGGGAACGGATGGGTCCCTGGAGTGAGTGAAGAAAGAAGAAAAAATATAAGTAAATCAATGAAAAATTTATCTAAAAAAACTTGAATGGAAATAATATGTTGCTCCACTTTGTAAACTGTCACACTAGCACTTGCGGGTTTCTTCCTAATCCGTTATGATACTCCTATCTACAAGAAACATTATGCGTTTGACCGCACACGAACTCGCAGTTATTATTGATACACTCAACCATTCTCTAATGGTATCAAACTGGAATGGATATTATACTGCCCAATCAAGGGAAAATGTAAGGAATACGATTGCTGTGATTATGAATGAAATGAGTGTAGAGATTATCACAGACAAACCAAACTTCACTATTGATGCTGACGCAGGTATTTAAAATGACTGACATAAAACTCTGTAAGGATTGTAAGCACTACAAGAAAGATTGGTATGCTCGTATCACTGGATATGGAGACACATTTGATATTTGCGTCAATCCTCATTTGATTGCTGTAAATCCTGTGAGTGGAAAGACCAAAGGTGATTTTTGTGATACAATGAGAAAGTATCACGGATGTGGTATGGAAGGTAAGTATTGGGAGGCACGAAAATGAGCAAATCTGAAACATTCCTCATTATCTCACAGATTTATTGTGTAGGTGATCTTATTGTTGAAGGTAAAAAAACATTTTTATATGGTGTGGGATGAAAGAACTTGAAATAGGTTCTAAATGGAAACATAAGACCTCAAATGATGTTTATGTTGTGAAAGAACAGTATTCTCATAGAGTAGTGTTAGAGCACGAACTTACTGGTGAAACTGTAAAACTAACTGTGGGACATTTTAACCCTCAAGGTTTTGATGAGTATGAGTATTATGAAACTAACTAAACTAATCTTTGATTATAAGTGGTATTATTTGAGGACACTTGAAGAACTGGCACAGGGAGACCCCACAAGGTCTCCTATTGCCTTATAATACTCTCGTACACACAAAGGAACATTTTATGGACGATTGGATGCTTGAGTTACGAACTGTTGAGTTAGAGAAGGATGTTATATGTGAGACAACTTATCGTAAAATTATTTCCCACGACAACTTTGATTACGATGAACACCTCGTTGATGACAAAATTAGGATGAATTATTTCTGATGACTAAAACACAGGTGTTTCAAATTTCTTGGTTTATCATGAAATATGGATTTTTAATTTATGTTTCTTGTCTTTTACTGAACTTGGGTGTCATTATTCCATCAATTCTTATTTGGGGTTTTGTTTTTGTTGATTTGGGGTATGAATTTTTAAGAATGGTTGAGTATTATCAACCAACAAACCGTGAGAAAGTAAAATGACTGAATACCTGAAACTACGCTAATGCCATTCTTTCCTGATTGCTATGACGAATGGGGTCTTTATAAGATTACCTACGATGGAGACCACAAGATGTATGAAATGCTATTTGAGGGCACGGAAGAAGAGTGCCGTGAGTATGCTTATGAGAACTACACAGATAAGGAGCAAGGTGAAATGTGCCTGATGGATTATGAAGCAAGGGAATGGGATGTATGACTAAAGACGAACTCAAGAATTTTGATCCATCAACCGTACAATACTACCAAGTAGCATACAAATGTAACTTTGCCACAGATCCACAAGAGTATCGCACACAAAATCATGGTACAATGAGTATGGCACTTGCTTCTGCTCACTTGCTTCATGCACGAGGACAGTTCACTATTATCTCTGTAACACCAATCTACAAATGACTGAACGCAACTTTAAAAAAGAACTTTCTCACTCCGTCTATTATGATATGGAGAATGGGAATGATAGTGAAACAATTGATTATGATTGTCTGATTGCTATTATTACTGAATTGTGTGATAGAATAGAACAGTTGGAGAAGGACAACGAACTTCTGAAATCTTATGCTTGGGAACAATGACTGAGCACAATTTACCAGATAAAGATGATGCTCCGTGGTTGGATACAACCTATGATGGTTTTATGACCCATGGGGAAATGTTAGAAGTTGCTGCTCAACGAGAAGCAGAAAACAAAGCACTTGAAGCATTAGACAAACTCCATGAGGAAAATGGTGAAGGTATGAAACAACTTGCCGAACACGAAAGGATCAAAGTCATTCAAACTGCTTGTGGTGCCATTGACAAATATTCTGATGCACTTAAAGCACTTGCTGAAACTGAAAAGGTAGAGTTGCGAGCAGAATTGGAAGCAAAGAAGAAAGAAAACTTTCAGCTGGTTGCTGATGCTTGTATGGTAGAATATGAACAGAAGTATCAGCGTGATGTATTCCCAGTGGATGAATACTGGGTGTATATGATTTCTGAATACTTTGGCACAGGTGAAGGTCAAACTACCTGTATTATGATGACACAGGCAACACCATATGGTGATGACTTCACAGAAGAAAATCGCTATGTGCCTATCAACTCTAAGCAGTATCGTGCTGTAAGGGAGTTTCACAAACAGTTTGGCACTTGGTATCTCCATGGTCTGAAGTTCCTCAGTAAAGAAGATTTCTTTGCTGAATGTTCATATTACATCCCACCTGTGATGATGAAACTCTCTAATAAGAGTTGCTTCAAAGATTTCTACACCCGTGTTCATTACAATTTCTCATGACAAAAATCAAATTCAGCGGTCACTCCAAAACAGAACGTGAAGTCGAATTCACTCAAGCAGATAAACATCGTCTGTTTGAACTGATGAAAGAAGAATTCATCGATCACATCACATACTCCAGGTTCAGTAACATCTATCATCCCACAAAAACTGAAAAACAAATCATGGAATTATGTAAAGATTTCGACGTTGATGTAGCATATGATAAAGATCGTGTAGCATTTTTTACTGAAGTAATTAACAACATGGAGAATACTTATGGATAAAGAACTTTACAACCCTGATGAGTTTCTGCTTGACAACATCAAATCATTTCACTACGAGGTGATGGATGAAGGTGAGCATGTATGGATGGCATTCTATTTTGAGAATGGTAACACTGGGCACTTGAATATCTTCCGAAACTGTGGTAAGATTAACACACGCTATGAGGAATGGGTAAATGACGTACAAACTAAATGAGGAAGCAACAGCATTTTCATATACTCGTGAAGAACTCTTTGAGTGTATCACTAGAATCGTAGCACATCCACATAAGACCATCACAGAACACGACCAATCCCGTGCTCTTGCCATCATGGTAGTGTTTGACGACTATTTCACCAATTATACTCAAAGTGATAATAATGGTGGGCATTGTGTTTATGAATGTGATGCTATGGACTTTATTGATTTTGTGAGGTTTAAACTTGGTATCAGTGATTATGATGCTGTTGATGTTGATGAGGTTTTGAAATGAAACCAACTGAAGCTGGATTTGATGGAGAAAAGGGTGTGAACCTTAATATGTCACATCTACCCGATGGAGGAATATATAAACTGCGACGTGGCTCTACTCCTCCATGGACATTCAAGGCTAATTTTAAAAATCAGTTAATGTGGCAAGAAATAATACCACCTAGACTTTTATATTGTAACTCAGATAACCAGTGGTTTGAACTAGATTTTATTCCTATAGAAACATGATTCCTCTCATAAACAAGTGGATAATCGGATTTAAACCGATTAAGTATACTCCTTTCTGGTATTGGTATCGTCTATTATGTCATCAGGGGTATCGTCTTGATGACAGACATTTGTATGCAGACTTCTGGTATGAATTGAACTATGGTTGGTGGACTATGGAGTATGATGCTTTCATCAATGGCCCAGGTACAGAAGAAGCTATGATGGGTATAAGTTCTCCTGATGACCTTCCAGAGACCATCTACTTGACAGAAGAAGCTTTTGACTCTATGATGGAGAAGATCAATAATCCAGATCCACCCACACCATTTCTACGACAACTATTATCTCGACCTGCACCCTGGAATTAAAATTATGAAACTTACAAAAACACACTTTTGCCTTCCTGAATTTTATACAGCAGATGATGAATCTCCCAACTATAAAGAAGAGTATTTGAAAAATTGTGAAGAACATGTAATTGCAGTAGCAAAATCTTGTTATTTGATTTCAGATACTACGATTGGCAGTGATTTACTTGATGAATTTGAACACATTTCTGAACTGAAAAGTATCATTCACGACCTAGGTAAGTACATTGGTAAGAGGTTCTATGAAAGTTAAAACCCGTGTTATTTTAGAACAAGCAATTGAGGAAGGCGTGAATCGTGGTTGGCGTCTTGCTCACAAATATACAGAAAATCCTGAAGAACATGTAATCATTGACCGTATCAATGATGCAGTAATGGCTCAAATCTACGAATACTTTTCTTTTGAAGATGAACTACACATTTCCTGAAATTACTCACCTTGATAATGTGATCCCTCACATTGAGGATCGTCCTGAGTTCAAAGTGATGGACAAAGGTTGGTACACTGTTATCAACTACATGGTTGCATTTGGGGATACATTCTCACTCATTCGTGAACGTTCTCATTACAATATGTGGGTGCGTCGTGAATGTCGTGGTCTTATCTTTGATAATGCAACTGGCCAACTTATTTCTCGGCCATATCACAAGTTCTTCAATGTAGGTGAACGAGAAGAAACTCAGATTGACAAACTAAATCTGAGTGCTTCACATATAGTTCTGGAGAAGTTGGATGGTTCGATGATTCGCCCCATTCCAACTCCAGAAGGATTCCGTCTTGGCACAAAGGCAGGTATCACTGATGTCGCAATGAATGCAGAAGTATTCATTGGAGATAAACCACAATACAATACTTTCATTCTTGCAATGATTGAAGGTGGTATGACTCCTATTTTTGAGTGGGTTTCAAGAAAAAATCGTATTGTAGTTGATTATCCAAAGGACCAGCTGATTCTCACTGGCATTCGCAATCTTGTAAAGGGTAACTATCTACCATACTTTAACATGGTAGAACTTGCAGTACATTATGATATTCCTTATGTGAAAGCATTTTCTGGAAGTGTACCTATTGATGAAGATTTAATCAATGCAATACGTGCATGGGATGATGGTGAGGGTGTAGTGATTCGCTTTGATAATGGTCATATGGTCAAAGTCAAAGCTGATGAATATATTCTTCGACATCGCTCTAAAGAACAAATCAACTCAGAAAAGAATATCATTCAGGTTATTCTGAATGATACAGTGGATGATATGATTCCACTGCTCACAGAAGATGATGCAACTCGTCTACGAAAGTTCCAGTCTGAGTTCTGGAGTGCAGTTGATGAAGTGGCACAAGACCTTACCAGCATCTTTGAAGGTGGTGATAAGATGTATCCAGACAAGAAGGAGTTTGCCGTTGAGTTTGTAAACCGAATGCTTCTGCCCATTCATCGCCCATTCATGTTTGGCATGAAGCAGGGTAAAGAATGTAAACAACTCTTGATTGATTCAATCGAAAAGTCTCTCACTTCTCAAACCAAACTAAACGATTCACGCTGGATGTTCGGAGGTATTTCATGGAACTGATTATGATGTGTGGCATTCCTTGTGCTGGCAAATCGAGCTACATTCGCAGGGGAACTGAAAACACTGATGTGTTTGATGAATATGTAATCCTATCTACAGATGATTACATTGAAGAGTATGCCAAAGCAAATGGCAAGACTTACAATGAAGTCTTTGATGATGTCATTGGTGAAGCTACCACACGCATGTATCAAGACCTTGAGCTTGCAATCCAGCGAGGCAAATCTATTATCTGGGATCAGACTAATGTATCAAAGAAGTCTCGTATGAAGAAACTAAAGAAGATTCCTGATACTTATACTAAGACTGCAGTAGTTCTTCCTATTACTCTAGAGGAAGCTATTATTCGCAATTCTCAACGAGCAAACAAGTTTATTGCACGTTCTGTATTATCTCGTATGTATCATCAATTTGAAATTCCAACTGAAGATGAAGGTTTTGATGTTATCATGACTCATGATGGATCGCATCTTAAACTGCAGGTAGCCTGATGATTTCTGACTCGGTGTTTGACCAGGCTATTGCAACTGCAAAGTCTTCTCCATCTAAAAAGCAAGTTGGTGCTCTTCTATTGAGGAGAAATAAAATTATTACAACTGCAGTTAATCTTGAAACTAAGTCTCATCCACTCCAAGCTAAGTTTGCTGAACGAGTAGGACTTTGGCAAAAAATATATTTACATAGTGAGATTCATGCATTAATTAAATGTAAAGAACCCGTAGATACTATTGTCGTTGCAAGAGTAAATCCTCAAAATAAATTACGAAATGCAAAACCATGTCCTATATGTTCACTTGCTATCGAAGAATCGGGCATTAACCACATATATTATTCAACTGATGATGGATTTATGTACAAATACAAAGCATAAATATAAATGCCTGAGTTGGGTGCAATCTTCGCAGGTAAAGAAGGAGCTTTATGCTCCTTCTTCTAGTATAAATATTACTGCACCCAACTTAAGAGCAGTTATGTATTCTCCAAGAATATACACATATAAAATTACCTTTGAAGAGGTTCCGTACTACTATTATGGAATGCATGAAGAAAAGGTATATGATGAACCATATTGGGGTTCCCCAGTAACAAATAAATGGTGCTGGAATTTTTATACGCCAAAGAAACAAATATTGGAAGTATTTTCTACTAGAGAAGATGCATATAAAGTAGAAATGCGATTAATCAAATCAGTTTTAAATGTTGATAAATGGTGCCTCAATATGAATTGTGGAGGGATTATTTCTCGTGAAATTTATGTTAAAACTGGTACAATGACTTATGAACTTGGGATAGGAATACATGCACAATCACCAAAGGAGCGCAAAGAGGTAGCAAAACTTGGAGGTAAAATGTCTAAATCTTTGGGAGTAGGTGTGCATGGCAGAACAGATAGTCAGATGACTTTAGATGCAAAAAAATCTGTAGAAACTCATCGAAAAAACAATACAGGATGTTTTGATTCAAACCATTCGTTGCAAAGAAAAGGAGGAATCATTCAAGGAAAAAAGAATGTTTCAAATGGACATTTGCAACAATTATCAAAATTAAAATATATTTGTTTAGAAACTGGATTTATATCAAGTGCCAGAGGATTATCTGTATATCAAAAAAATAGAGGAATTTGTACTACCAAAAGAAAGCTATTAGATATGCCAATATAATATCTGTCTATTGAATACTTGACACGCCCATGAATATATGCTATGATGCTATTTGATATCAACTCACAAATCATGGATTCCTCTACGAATACTCATAAACTTAAGTGCATCATTTTCGACCTTGATGGCACTCTATGCGATGTGACACATCGTAGACAATTTGTTGCAACTAAGCCTCGTAACTGGGATGCATGGAACAAAGGAATCATCAATGATAACCCTGTAGAACAAGTTCTTGCAATGTTCAATGCATTGAAGTATTTGTATCCTATATTTTTCGTGAGTGGCCGCTCTGATGATTACCGTGATGTAACTGTAGAATGGCTTGAGAAACATGGTATCACACCATATGATCATAATGGCTTGTATATGAGAAAGTATCAAGATCATCGTGATGATGCTATCGTCAAAGCAGAGATTGCTGATGAGATCGAGAAACAGTATCAAATCTTTGCAGTCTTTGATGATCGGAAGCGGGTATTGACAATGTGGCAGCAGCGTGGTATATTTACTTTTGATGTCTCCCAAGGTAAAGGTGATTTCTGATGGGACTATTTGACCGAGTTCGTTGTTCATATCCAATCAACGAACACTTCAATAATAACATGCTCCAAACTAAAGGACTATCAAATTCTTTAGCTGAATACTGGATTAGTCCTGCAGGAGAGTTATTTGAGATTGATGATTATGAAGCTGCAGATTTTGTGGAAGTTGATGATGAAGACCTGCGACCATGGGAGAAATTTCAGTGGGTTCCTAATGGAAATCATGGTAAAGTCAAGCCAGTATATATCACTGATTGCATAGAGGTCTATCCAGAGCAGAATCCAAATGCAAAATGGGAATGCTGGCCACGATGCAGTATATGCTTTAAATTAGGTAAGATTACACACGTTGAAATACTTAGATGAGTGAATTTCCATACGAGGGGTTTCCATACAGGCTAGAATACACTGATGGAAAGGATGAAAAAATTTGTTGGTTTATGTGCGAAGAGCATCTTCAAAAATATATTGATAGATACAAACCAACAAATGCAAGTATTCAAACAATCAAACAAAACCAGAAGAAACAACAACTTTTCTCTGATCTAGACACATTCTTTACACCAGATGAAACACCTGTGGCACCTGTGGGCACTCGCACTCGGAGAAAAAGCTCACAAAAAAGATCAAGTAGCTGATAAGGTTGCCATTGTGCGTACCCTTATTTTCACTACATATCTTATACCAAACTGCTTTATTGTTGCTGGTGTTATTCGACACTGGAATGATAGAGAAATTAACGTTGAGGTTGAAATCTATGAAAATTCAAACTATGCAGAAAAGCTTTACTCAGAAAGACGGGACTATCTGGGAATGGACGGAGACACCCGAATTGAGGGAGTATATTCGTCAGGCACAATCAAGAACCGCACTGGAGAATTTGAATGAAGGACCAAAACGAGCATCCTGAAATTGCAGAGGTTGATTGGATTGATGACACATTCCGTGTTGAAGAATCTCGCTGGAAAACTTGGAAGAGTTTTCATAAGAATGGGGACTCACTTATTACTTCTCTCACAAGGGAATCTTGCATCTCTGCAACCAGATTCATCCTCAAAGGTAGACAAGAAGGTTTTTCAGAAAGTAAACTTTACGAAGGGGTGGTAGGTGGAAAACTCTAACGATGTTCCAGTCCACGTACTGGACCCAACGACTCCCTGGTACGAGTTTCTGTCCTATACTGAATGCTGTTGGAGCCTGAAGCCGCCAGGCCACCCATCACTCACACGATTCATGCGGTATCATGATTATCTCAAAGAGGTTGGTCTCAAATGAATGAATTCACAATTACTTCAGGCACAGCAAACAAATACACAGACGCAGAACTTGATGCAATGTGTCTGTATTCAGAGAATCTGGAATTGAAACGACAGCTCCAGATTCTTGAAGAACAAAATCTAAAACTCAAGAATGAACTTCTTGAACTCTCTGCACAAATGGAAGGTATGATTTATGAAGACTGATCGCAATGGTTTTATTGACCCTGCTGCTATTCTGATTGTTGGTGGCATCGCTGTTATTGGTGCTGTCCTATTCATCGGTGGTCCTATCTACGGGGTGTGGCAGCAATCTCTTGCTGGTAAAGCAGAACTGCAAAAGGCAGAATATACTCGTCAGGTAGCAGTGCTTGAAGCACAAGCAAAGATGGATTCTGCACAGAAACTAGCTGAAGCAGAGATTATTCGTGCTGGTGGTGTTGCAAAAGCAAACCAGATTATTGGTGATTCGCTGAAAGATAATCGTGAGTATCTTCAGTATCTGTATATCACTGGCATTGAAGAAGGCTCACAGAAAGGTAATGTAACCATCTACGTACCAACAGAAGGCGGAATGCCAGTTCCAACACTTCAAATGAATAAGTGATTCTGTGGGGGCTACAAGCCCCCTTTTTTATAAATACTTAAAAATAATCAGCTGATCAATGTACGAAATAATCAGAGAAAAAGACGAAGTAGAAATTGGCTCTAAGACTGGTGGGTTAGTTCCAAAGAAAAAAAGAAGTCCAGCTAATCAATATAAGTATGAAAAAGAAAGAAGAGAAAATTTAAAGAAGAAACCAGGAATGACTGGTGATAGTCCATTGATTCAAGCACTTCGTAGAAGAGCACAAGTCACTGGAAACTATGCAGAAAGCAAATCGTATTCTCAGTTCCTTGAAGAAGCATTTAAGAGAACAGGTAAAACAATAGGTTTCAAGGTATTTCATCATGGATCTGATGCAGACTCAGTTAAAAGCATAAAGAAAGGTGGACCCAAACCATCACCAAAGGGAAGTGAAGGTCCAGGGCATTATGTTACTCCAGATAAAAAGAAAGCAGACAAATATGCAGAGTTTACTTCTAAACAGAGAAAGAAAAAGCCAGCAACAGTATCATACAGAGTACCAAGCAAAAGAGTAGCTAAAACAGATACTATTCCAAAGGGACTGACATCACAGCAAAGAACAACAAAGGAAAAGCCAGTCATTCAAAATACTAGAACTGGTCATGTTGCCATGGATGCAGATTATGCAAATTCAAAAATGATACGTAATCCATCACCAACTATTCGTAAAAGAAAGTAAATGGCTTTAGAAAAATGGGATTTAGGCAAAGAGCTTATGCAATGTCTTGCATTTGCTCATTTTGCTGTATATAAGTATTCTAAAAGGACAGAAGATGAACATGAACAATTATTCTATGATTTGTTTGATCCAGATATAGCTATTGATACAAAACCATATAAAAAGCATCTGGGCGAAAACTTTCAATTCACTAGAGTGTTTGAAAACTGGCCAACCACACTCACACCTGCGACTGGAGAAAAGAGTGTCGATATTGGAGTCAAAATAGTTTATGATGTAGCTAAAAATTTTTATCATAGAAATTTAATATCTAAAAACTTTCAGTTGTATCAATTTGTAGATCAGACAGATCCATTCATGAAATTGATTAAAACTGAGTGTTTATCTAAAATAATAAAGGCAGCTAAATTGCCAATTAAAGAAGATGTATTGTCGAGTGCAGATATTTACATTGTGAAGATAGCAGAAAAAAACAAAATTGAAACTGAATTCACAAATGAAATACTGAGAAAATCTGATTTATATTTAATCAATAACTTTGATAAGTATAATGAAATACTAGAAGCACATTGGACCAAACATTCTTTATTTGGAGTGTCGTTAAAACTTCCATCTACCAATGGGACAAAAAATATAAAAATAGTTGGAAAGAAAGATAATAAAATTGGAAAGAAAATGCTTAAGCATGTTGATCCATATAGTAAATTTATTGCTATGCTTTCTGATCCAAATGCAAACATTAACAAACTGATAACTGAAACAGTAATATTTGATCACAATGGTATGGATATCAATAGAGTGGGGCAATGGAAATTTCCAGTAACTTTTAGATATAAAGAGTTGGGATTATATGAAAATGATGTGAAGTTTAATTTACTGGCATGGCCAAAAGCACAAAAAGATGGAGGGGGCACTGCAGGATTCAACGGACAATTTTTTGATACTCCTGGATATAGTTCTCAGTGGGTGGGTGGAACTGGAGTCAAACCACTTGAGAATTTTCTGTTTAAATATCCAGAATTTAATAGAATTAATAATGAATTAATATCTATTCGTAAAAAGGCATTAAATTATGCTCTATCTGGCAGTGTAAACAAATCAGTTAATTTAACCCAACAAATCAATACTGATATACAAGTAAATAAACCAATTGGATCTGGCAAAACACCAGTCTATAGAAAATTAAAGAAGACCGATCCCAAGACTTCATATACTAAAGATGGCATGTATTCTAGAATGACTTATTTGAAGGGTCAGCAAGGGAAATATGATTACGGTGCCAATCCAACAAAAGATACTAAAAATTATAAAATGAAAATTAATAACTTGCAGACTTTATATTCCAGAGCAAAGCGAGATATATCAAAACCAGTATTTGTAGCTGGATCTGAGAGACAAAGTAGTTTAATTAAATTTATATCAGAATACGAATCTGCTACTGGGAGATCAAATATATTAAATATCTATAGAACTGCAGTTGTAAATTTAATTTTAAAAAAAGAGCTACAGCATGGATTGAATAGAGATGATTCTGAAATTAAAACTCATTTTGAGAATGCTCAAATATCATATTTTTTAACTCGTGGTGGCCCAAATTTACATCTATACTTAAAGCAAAGAATATTCTTAACTGTATTTGGGGTTATTACAAAAAAATCATATAAAGTGTTCTTGAATAATATGACTGGAACTACACAAATGATTAGTGCAATTAAAGCACAAGTTATGAAAAGTATGATGAAAAATATAAAAGAGTTTGATACGGTACCACACTTCTACATGTCTTGACATGGCTGGGGCTTCATGGTAGGATGGATCCATTCGTTCATCACCCATGAAGCTCCGTCCTCACCAAGCCCGAAGCCTCACCAAGATGGAGCTGGTTAAGCTTGGCCAGATCTATGTCCCCACTGGTGGTGGCAAGACTCTGATTATGATTCGTGATCTCATGCGTAGATTATCAGAATCAGACAAACCATTCACTGCACTGATTGTTGCTCCTCGCATCCTGCTTGCGAATCAGTTATGTGCAGAGTTCACACAAGATATTAAAAATGCTGTAGTTGCTCACATTCACTCAGGTGAGACCAAGCATTTCTCTACAACTAATCCTGATCATCTTACCATGTTTCACAACATGGTTAAATCTACCAATGAACACCAACTACTTTTTACTACTTATCATTCTCTTCATCGTGTTGTTGACAGTGGAATACACATTGATACAGTCTACTTTGATGAGGCTCACAATGCCTGTAAGCGAGACTTCTTTGTTTCTACTGCAATGATGTCTCAACATGCAGAGTCTGCATACTATTTCACTGCCACACCTAAACTGTCACAGAATCCAAAAGGTCGTGGCATGAATAACTCTATTGTGTTTGGACAGGTGATTGAGAATGTACCTGCACCCGAACTGATTGAGAATGGTAGCATCATTCCTCCAATGGTTCAAATTCATGAAGTAGATGGTGAGCGTGAGAAAGAAAATGCAGCAAAACATGATGCTAAAACTCTGTTATCTATTCTTGATGGCCTAGATGATACTAAAGCTCAAAAAGTGCTAGTTGCTGCACCTAGTACCAAAGTGTTGTGTCAAATGCTATTTCGTACTGATGTGATGCATCAGTTCAAACAACGTGGCTATGATATTCTGCACATTACATCAAAGGAAGGTGCATATGTCAATGACAAGAAAGTGAATCGTGAAGTATTCTTTGACACCATGACTCAGTGGGGTCAGGATAGGACAAAGAAGTTTGTGTTATTTCATTATTCTATTCTGAGTGAAGGTATCAACTGCCCAGGGCTCACCCACTCTGTGCTCCTGCGAAATCTCAACGTGATTGAAATGTGTCAAACTATTGGCCGAGTTATTCGTGTTGATAGAGAAGATGCTGCAGATATGGCCAATGGTGTTCTCACTCCTGGTGATTATCTGTCCTATCGGAAATCATATGGGTTCGTGACTGTACCAGTCCACAAGAACTATGGCAAGAACACCCAGCAGCGGCTGCAGAGCGTGGTAGACTTTGTGTTCAGGCAGGGCATCCCTCCTGAGTACTATGTTGACTGAGCCAGTTCACGGGCTGTCACATATCACTTGACAGCCCAGCCAATCTGACCTATTGTGTCTTTGTTGACACGGAGGTTTCTTGACCTACACACGACGACGCAAACGCATGAACAATCACAACTATACCTGGGCTGAAGCTCTAGGTGCTATTGCAGGACTTATCATTGTAGCAGTATTTGCATTCTCCTTGACTGCACTGTTCATGATTCCTGTAGCATGGATGATTCACTGGATTCTAGTGAATTTGTTCAGCTACACTGTACTCACTCTCTGGCAAGTCTGGGGTATCATTCTTGGTGTTCGACTTGTATTCTCTGGTCTTGTAACTGTAAACAAAAACTGATCATGAATGAAGGTAACATCACAGTCACTCTGACTGAATCCCAGCACGAACTGCTGAATGAGATTTTATGCCATTCAATGGATGCATTTCAACTTGTATCTCCATATGATGATGGTATGTGGGATCTGCCACTTGACAATCCTATCATTCAACGCTATACTATGGTTGAGAACCTTCGGGAACTCTTCTATGAACTTTGGTCTGATCGTTTCACCCCAACTGAGGAAGTTCTTTGATGCTACCATTTCTTCTTGCCACTGTGGTTCAGTATGATTTCCTATCGACTCCTGTTCCTGAAAGTATTGCAAAGCAATGTGCCAGTGATGTTGGTATTCCTTGGGCTAGTGATAATTTTAGTGATACTGAATGGCAAGAGTTTAAGCGTTGTATCATTCATAGGGTAAAGTAACATGGCACAACTCTGGAGAGCAACAATCCGAACTCAATCCAATGTTTTACAGAATGTTGAGATTGAAACACCAGGCATTGTACGGCAAGATGCTATTGCACAAGTTAAATCAACCTATGGTGCAAAGGAGGTTATTACCTGCAATCCTATCAGTTCATCTTCATCATCTAGTTCTGGATCCAGTTATTCATCTGGTTCATCTGATGGTAGTTGGTTCTGGATATTGCTTTTCGGTGCAATGATGGCAGTCTATGTATTTCGTTATGTAATTTTAGTTGCATTGATTATCTTTGCAATCTATTTTATCTACAAATGGCTTAACAAATGAAAAGTATTCGCTTCATTGGTGATGTTCATGGTAAATGGAAACAATACAAGAAGATCATCAGTGAATGTGATACTTCTATTCAGGTGGGTGATTTTGGAGTGGGCTTTATTAGTAAAATCACTGAGGCAGTTCACTCCAATCCACCATATGATTCCATGAAAAAAGGTGATCATCGCTTTATTCGTGGAAATCATGATAATCCAAATGTATGTAAGAAGCATCCATTCTGGATACCAGATGGTACAATAATTCATGATAAGATCTTCTGTGTTGGTGGTGCAAAGTCTATTGACAAATCATACCGAACAGAAGGTTATGATTGGTGGGCTGATGAAGAGCTAGCATACTCAAAATTATTAAAGATGTATGATGAGTATGAAAAACTCAAGCCATCAGTGATCGTAGCACATGAAATGCCAGAAAGCCTGACATACATAGTCTGTGCAAAGTGTAATATGACAAAACTTAACGATGTGTCTGTCACTCGTTTGTTTTTTGATAATATATTAGAGTTACACAAACCAGACCTCTTTATTCATGGGCATTGGCATGTCAATCACCATACCATGCACAATGGTGTTGAGTATATTGGTCTGGATGAATTAAATTACGTGGACCTGGAATTATGAACGATGAAGACTGGACTAACCTTAGCAACATGCACAAGGAGTTGACAAAAAACCATTTAGCAGCCTATGATACAGCATATCTTGAGAAGTACGCTGAGCTTCTTGCGAAATCACTTGAAGGGAAAGGAGACCCACATCATGACGGAGACTGATTATTCAATTTATCTCTCACATACAAATGCTATGGAGAGAATGGATAAGTTCAATCAGCGTGCAGTGAAGGCTAAGACCTACAAAACAATGCACAAGAACTTTAGAATTGCTGATGCTCTTTATGCAGAGTATCGTGAACTGATCGAAGAAGATCAAACCTATGTTACACTTTGTCTAGATCACCTTGAGGGTATTATCAATGATTGAAACCACTACATTCCCAGTTGAAGTTAATGCTATTGCAGCTGTTGCTGGACTAGCTGGAGCACTTGTTGTGATTCTTTACGCATTCACACGGAACCATCAGTATGAAATGCGGAAACGTATGCGGAGCATCAGGAAGGCTAATGAGTCAGAGGTTGACATGCCCCCGCAAATCGGTTAATCTACTGGGGTAGTCAAGGGAACCAACCCATGAACGACATCATCACACTCACGCCAGTCAAGCCCAGAACTCGTGAGGTGTATCATTACACCACCAGCCGCTGGGATTGGCAAGATGGTAATGTAAACCAGATGTGGATTGAGCAAGTGGATGAAGACCAATACGTTGCCATCGCCCACAATCCAGCAAAAGGTGCTAGTATGGTGATGTCGAACCCCAGAGGCTATCATGATACGCTACAATGGGTTCGACAGTTCTGTGGTTCCTTCTGCATTCTCTGATCATGAAAAACTACAAAGTTGTTGTAAAAACCTATGATGGTCTGTGTACTATCTGGTATGAAAAGTCTAAAGCAAAGTCTGCAACAGATTTGATTTGCCGTCGTGTGCATGAACAACTCTGTGGACTTAACATCAAGCAAATTGAAGTTTCTCTCTCGGTATGAAACCCTATCCACTTGGTATTGATAATCCGTACAGGATTATGCAAGAAATTGGTTCTACTAAATGGTCTATTTACAGACTAGAACCATTCCAAAAAGTAGCAACATTCAAGTCACAATTCGATGCCTATGATGCTCGCAGGGCTCTACTCAAAGTAGAAGGTTACAATGCATGACTGCTAAGTATATCATTACAGGCATGATTGGCGTTATTCTAATCATTGCCTGGAATGTGTTTCTAATTCATAGAGATACAGAAATGTTCAAGTCCTATTACTATCCAAATTACCAACAAAATGAACTTCACTGATCTAAACTTTCAACCACATCCACATTACAAAGATGGTGTGCAAGCTAAGTACTTTTTCTCTAATGGGTATGGTGTATCTGTAGTCAGGTTTCCTGGTTCCTATGGTTTCCAAAATGATCTGTATGAAGTAGCCATCCTGAAAGGTACAGAAGATAAATATGATCTAGTTTATGATACACCAATCACTGATGATGTATTAGGTCATCGTGATGAACAAGACATTAACAACATTCTAGAGGAAGTAGCAGCACTATGAGTAACAAACCTTACAACAAGCAACCAAAGCCCAAAACTGTAAAGATCTTCGGTACCTATCATACCTATATTAAGCCAGTTAAGTCACTGGCACAATAACCATACACCAGGGGCTGCAAAGCCCCTATACTAGTTTCAGTTCCATCGCAACCACCTCCAATGGGTACTCGCTCCAGAATCGGCATCGAACTCAAGAACCGCTCTGTGGTTTCTGTGTATTGTCATTATGATGGCTACCCTGAGCACAATGGTAAGATTCTCCAGAATCTGTATACTACCAGAGAGCAAGTCATCAATCTAATTGATGGTGGCAGTATGTCATCTTTGCATACGTCACATGTATGGGAAACCAAAGCCATGCGGAATGAATCAAATGAAATCATCACTGATTCCGCAGGTAATTGGATGTATGAACCCACCAGACCTGAACAACCACTGTATCATACAGAGCGAGGTGAAGAACTAAATGTAGAACACACCAGCAAAAAGGAATTCCTGTCTGGTAATTCTGGAGAAGAGTATGCTTATCTCTTCACCCTAGATAATCAATGGAAATGCTATAAGATTGGCTGGGGTGATACCAACACTCAAGAGATTCCTCTATCATGAACATTCCAAACTGGCAACACCATTCTAATAAACCAAAAACCACTAAAGGACAATCAAAAGCCAAACTCAAAGCACGTAGACAATCACTGAACCACCTCAAAGCCAAGTATTTACAACAGAAAAACACCACTTTCTCACATTAAAATTATACTCTATACTAAATACATCATGTTCCATCGTTTCTTTCAAAAAATGCGTACTTTCAGACAATTCCTAGAAGAAGCAAAGAAGAAGAAGCCACTATATTCCGAAAAGCAAATCATGAAAGCCCTAAACAAACAAGGTGGAATTGGTGGTAAAGCAGTAGAAAAGTATAATCAACAGAATCCAGATAGAGGACCAAGAGAGTATAAACTAGGTGAAGATATTCAACAGAGACAACAACAACTTAATACAACACAGAGAGAAAGACTACAAGCAGAAAGAGAAAGAGTAGCAAAGTATAAAGCAAAGAGACAAGCAGATGTAGAGAGAGAAGATGAACAAGATGAAATTATTAAACGAATAGAAATCATTAACAAAAATAAGTAGAGTATAGTATTAGTTTTCCACAGGTAGAGTATAAATTGTGGAAAAACCTGTGGAAAACTAATAGATTAAAAATATGTTAAAAAATATGTATGAGAGAGATAGAATTATTAAGTATATGTGATAGAAAGAAAGGATTATTAACCTTATACTGTATGCCTCCGAGAATTATTAACTGTATACTGTATGCCTCCGAGTGTGTCAAGTAAATTATTAACCTTATACTGTATGCCTCCGAGTGTGTCAAGTAAATTATTAACCTTATACTGTATGCCTCCGAGTGTGTCAGAGAAAGTATCTGAAATGTTCGGAGGTGTAGCAGTCTTGGCCCGCAGTATATCACATCACGCCGAATTTGTCAAGCCCCCCAGCCCAAAAAACCCATAAGGACTCCAAATCATTCCGAGGCCACCAATAAGTATTACTAATATAAGCATTCCAAATCCCTCCGAGTCCATTCATTAGCATTACTAATCACAGACCCCTTGACATACCACCCAGGATCAGGTATATTACATATGTCACTGAGACACCCCAACCCATGAACTACCCAGACGTGGTACAATTCTTCAGCCCATCCATGAAACAAGATGAGATGATTGAAGTATTAACAGAAGAACTTTATAGTAATAACTACAAACTAATGGAAATGATTATTGAGGAATATGTAACCTCTATGGATAGTGAACAGTTGACTCATTTAGAATGTTTTATCAATAACAACCTGACTGATTAGTAACACTTATGGCTCAGGGGGTTGACTCCAGCCCCAATTCAGGCCATACTTGAATCGTTCACCACCTGAACCCATGAAACTCACCACCGAGCAAACTCAAGACCTGCTGACTGCACATTGCTATCGAGTTATTGATAACATGGATGCAGATGATTTGTTTAGCTATGCTATGCAACTCATGATGCAATCTTTTGACAAGAATCCTGGCCAAGGTGATACAGATGTTGAAGGATTGATTTCTGACATCTGGATTGCAGAAGATGAGGATGATGATAGTGCTCAAGAGTTTATTGCTGGTGTTCTAGGTAATGAACTCGCAGAGGAGATTGTAAAGACTACTCAATTCTAATTATTAACAATGGAAACTAGCTTCGATTTCCCTGAACTAGAGACTGAATGGCAGGATGACATGTTAATTCCTGCAGATGATGACTATGAAAGTGAACAACACTTTCAGCAGTTTATTAACTCCAACACTGATTATTGATTATTATGTCTAAAGCACTTCTGGTTTCAATGCTTCGCAAAGGTCAAACTGGCAATGAGATTCTCACGATTCTTAACATGCTCGCCAGTGAAGATGAAGACATTAGTAATACTAATGAACCAACTCTAGATGAGATTGAGTTCTGATTAGTATTACTAATCATTCAGGGGGTTGACAAGACCCTGAAAATCGGTTAAGTTACCTTTGTTCACTTCTGAACCACTCCAATGGCTCTGATTCTCGACACCAGCAATCAGTACAACTCTGTTGCAAACCATGACTACAAAATGACATGGTGTGCATCTTGGGTTGACCATTATAATTTCCTTGCAGGTATTAGCTTTAATACTGAAGCTGAAACTGCAATGTATAAAGAAGAGATGATGGAATATCTCTGCTATGATGTCTGATTAGTATTACTAATCAATCGGGGGGTTGACACCTCAACCCCCACCTGCTACATTATCAATGTTCACTACTGAACCCATGACCAACACTTTTGACCGTGATTCGCTGATTGAAACCTATGTTCAGCAGCTTATTGATGGTATGGACATGAAGACTATGGAGCGTATGGTTTATGATACCTTGATTGACAATCTTTCTTCCTATTCTGATGAAGAACTGATTACAGAGGTTGAAGAATACAATCCCGAACTGTTGGAGGATTGATCAGCATTACTAATCAATCGGGGGGTTGACAGGGATCAATCCCCATGCCATACTTACATCGTTCACCACACAAGGCCATGAACCTCACTTCTGAACAGGTCAAAGATCTCTGTCAGGCACATTGTTATCGTGTCATTGAACAAATGAACCACGATGATTTAATTAGCTATGCTGTACAGATGATGTACATGTCATTTGAAAAGAATCCTGGTGATGGTGACATTGATGTTGAAATGTTGGTTTCTGACATCTATGTTGCTGAAGATGAAGATGATGATTCTGTGTATGAATTTGTTTCTGGCACAGTAGGTGAAGAGATTGCTGAACAAGTTATTAACTATCAATTCTGAATCATGGACACTTATGATTTCGCTGAACTTGAGGCTGAAGTATTTGACTGGCAGGATGATATGTTGATTCCTGCCGATGATGATGCTGAAGCTGACAAACATTTCAGCCAGTTTATTAACTCCAACACTGATTATTGATTATTATGTCTACAGAAGTTCTGATTTCGATGCTTCGCAAGGGAAAGAATGGTGAGCAAATTCTCACTATTCTCGACATGATTACTGGTGAGGATGATACTGCAGAGCCCACATCTGAAGAGATTGAGTTCTGATTAGTATTACTAATCATTCAAGGGGTTGACAAACTCAGCCCCATCCTGTAAATTATTAACCGTACACCTGCTGAACACATCATGGCAACTGCAATCGCTCCTGTACATCGTCAGTTTACTAAAGAGCAATCTAGTGCTATTCATTCTATTACTATCCCTGGTGATAGTAATGATGTTTTTATTAACTATCATAGCAATGCAGATAAAGTTTACAACTTCACTGCATCAGATAGTTACATTGAATTCCTAAGTGATCTTCTCACTAATGATGAGATCCTGAAGAATGTTAGCATTGGTTCTACTATTGCTGATGGGCGACGGACTGAAGAACTGAAGTCTGTCTGATAGAATCTATGGGGGGTGAGATTCCCCCCTTTTCATTACATTATTACAGATTGTGACAGCTGAACTCATTGCAGCCCTGATCATGCTTAAACTGTTGAACACAGCCCATCGCAAACTCTCACAATGGATCCGATGATTTCTGTTCAGCCTATCAGCAAAAAGGCCAAAAACAGGTTCGCTAATCTAATGGAATCTTGCGAGCATTGTATTGTTGAACAACACAAAGGAGATAAAGTCTTTCTGCGTAGTCTAAATGGCAGAAACTTCTTCTGGGTTAATGTACACCACGATCAGGATTGGCTGTTGGAGATGTAATTATTTCGGATTGTGAACATGGGGGCATCCAAGCCCCCAGCCATGCTGTAGGATTGATGAGTCAACCGCAAACGACACCGTGACCAGCCAAAACCCCTACGTTCAGCAGCTGCAAGCCCAGGGCAAGGAGCCCAGCAAGGCTGCTGCCCCTAAGCGGACCTTCCCTTGCACCATCGGTGCTCGGACCTTCCACACCGAGGAGCAGTATCAGGAAGCCCTGCACGAGTTTCTGAACGGGTACTGATAAGCAACGCTAATCAGTCGGGGGCTCCACGAGCCCCCACCAGCTGCTAGACTTTTCTCAGTTCACACCCAAGCCATGAACTTCGCCCTCACCGCCATCAGCAGCAACGCTAAGACTGGCCCGATCCCCACCAGCACTAGCAGCCGTGAGACCTGCCCCAGCACCTGCCCCTTTTACGACAAAGGGTGCTACGCTAAGTCTGGCCCCCAGAACATTCACTGGAAAAAGGTTACTGAAGGTGAGCGTGGTGTAAACTTTCAAGAGTTTACAACTGCAATCCGTAAGCTTCAGCGAGGCCAACTCTGGCGGCACAATGTATCTGGTGATCTGCCACACATTCTGGGTGACATTAACGCACCTATGGTGGAAGCTCTCGCTGATGCAAACCGTGGCCGCAAAGGTTACACCTACACCCACCACATTCTGAATGATCATAACCTAAAGGTCATTCAGGAAGCTAACAGCAAAGGCTTCACGATTAACGCTTCCACTGAAGACGTAGAGGTGGCTGATGCAGTGATGACAGAGCACGGTATTCCTGCTGTTGCTGTTGTCAAGTCTGACAAAACAGATAGATTCTACAAAACAGAATCAGGTCGCAAAGTTGTCACCTGCCCCGCTACAATTCATGAGAATGTAACTTGTGCAACCTGTAAGCTTTGTGCAAAGTCTGACCGAGACTTTATCATTGCATTCCCTGCACATGGCAATGCAAAGAAAACAGTGAACGAGATTGTCGCCTAAAGTATAATTATTTCGGATTGTGAACAATCGGGTCTGGGGCATCGCCAGCCCCCACCCGATGCTGTAGAATACGATCAAGCGAGGCAAGGGACCTCGCACAACCCACCCGAGACAATGACCAGCTCTGACCGTCTGACCCGTACCAGCATCCCCACCGTGGTGGCTGTTGCCATTGCCAAGGTCACTCTGCTGAAACCCCACGTTATCGGCAGGCACCGTGCACAGTGGCTGTTCGATCTGGCCACCAGTGAGACTGCTCTCAAGGAGGAGCGCAAGCTGGGCCGTAAGGCACTGCAGATCGCTGCCGATGCTGCTGGCCGCAGCGTGATCACCCTGGCTGATGGTCGCACCATCGGCAACCGAGTCTACAGCAAGGCCAGCAACCGCAGGCTAGTTCGCTGGAGCCAGGATCGCCCTAGCGCAGTCTGACAAGTGGCACAAGGGGGCTTGACAGCAAGCCCTTTTTTTGTCTTTTTTTATTAACTATTTTATGGCAGGGGGCGTGGCGACCATTTCATCATCAGGCTTACCCCAGCCCTCTCTCGGTTGTGAAACTATCCTAGCACGGCACCAGCCCACTAGGACAGCTCCAAACCAGTTCAGCCACTGGCACAAGACCCCTAGACTCTGGCCAGGATCTGTGCGATTCTATAAAGGTCAAACAAAGGCAACCCCATGAATCCCTTTCTCACTGATTCACAAGTGGAAGAACTGAATACAATGGGTTACATTGAATTGACTGAAGAATTATTAAGCGTTATATTTAATACTACCAATGTAGTTTGGGAGAATGATATTCTGGTAGACAAGAATTATTATCAATAATACAAAATTATTAACCGTAATAGGTAATACTTAACCATACATTCCCCCATACACATAGGGGCACAATGTATGATTAAAGCACACACCTAGGCCAGTCCAGAGACTGGCCACCAGCTGGCCCAGACCCCACCAGCCCACCTGCTATACTGATCTCAGTTCAGCCAAAGGCCATGATCGCCAACCACGCCACCGCACAAGACTTCGCCAACTGGGAAGCCAAGGCCAAGGCCATGACCATGGCTGAGCTGCTATGGTCGGCACAGGATGCTCGCAAGGCCGAACAGGCGATGCGAGGCTGGAACCCCATCGCTGAGGGTCGCTACAGCGATGAGGCAAGCACCTATGGCGATGAGATCCGCCGCCGCAGGGCCAGAGCCTGAGCTGGCCCAGGGCCACCTGGCCCACTGGCACACTCCAAACCCCAGTGGGCCAGCTCCAAACCCGTCACAGTGTGACAATCCAAAAAGCTGCACAAGCCCCTGTTGCCAGCTGCCGCTTGGGCCTGCTAGTGTTGATCACGTACACCGCACTACAGCGATGCAACCCACCGTCACCCTGACCCTGACCGCTTGGGAGGCCGAGCAGCTGCGCCGCATGGCCTTCGACTCCAGTTCCTACTGGTTCGGCATCCTGCAGGAGGCATTCAACGACCCTGCCAACACCAGGGATCGGGAAGCCATTGAGCGCCTGTGGCGTCAAAGCGGGGCCATGGCCCAGCGCCTGGGTGAGCTGATCGGCTGATCAACCACGGGGCCACCATCTGGCCCCACCATGATGTACACTTAATCTCAAGCGGGCCGACAGGAGCCCGCACACCCCCCAGAGACAATGGCAAACGACATCGCCACCCTCGCCCTCGCCTACAAGCAGGCCACTGATGCCCTGAAGCTCGCCGAGCAGGCCAAAGCCGATGCCAGCCTGGCCTTGGTGGAAGCCATGCAGGCTGCCGAACAGGAGCGGGTTGAAACCCCTGCAGGCAAGGTCAGCCTGTGCCAGGGTCGCCGCACCGTTAAGGTCACTTGCAAAGCTTTGCAGGCCGAGATCAAGCTCCTACAGGAGCGGGCCGTCAGGACAGGCCGAGCCGTTGAAGCGGTGGGCAAACCCTACGTCATGATCCGCTGATCAACCATGGGGCAAGCTTGACGGCTTGCCCCTTTCTGCCCCATAATGGGGAAGTCCAAACGACACCCGACCCATGGCCACGATCAACCCCATCGAAGCCGACTTCATCACCCATTGCATCGAGGTGTGGTGTAACGAGCTGCCGCAGATCGCTGGGCGTCCCGTGATGTTCACCACACAGGGCGAGCAGCCTGAGCAGGTGCTGCTGACTCATGATCAGATCGAAGCTCTGTACCTGCGGCTGCAGGCCCTGAAGTGAGCCCTACGGGGAGCCTACGGGCTCCCCTTCCTATCCACAACCACAACCACACACCGAGCATGTTTGAGACCCTCAGAGAGGCCACCATGGCCCGTGCAAACGATGCTGGCTGCATCCCATACCAAGACGCCCTAACCGAGGCCATCAGCCACGGTGCAGGCCAGGAGTTTATTGCCCTGTATGGGTCAGCCATCGCCTGGCCTATGGGTGTGGATGCTGGCGAGTGGCTGGCCTGGCTCGGTTACTGAATGTAACGGGGGAGCCAGTCTCCCCCATTGATCAGCGATACTGATCGATCAGCAGTGCTGATCAGTGGGCAGAGGCAGTATAAACGGCCCTTATGGGTCGCCGCCCCCCGTACCCGTGGAAAATTCTAAATACTCAAGCTATAAACCTTTACCAGCGACTTCGATATATTCAATGATTAAAAATAAAAAAATTTTGCCCACAAAATTTGACGGCTACTATGTTTCTGAAGACGGAAAAATTTTTACTGAGTGGCATTTAGTAAATAATAATGGAAGATTTGGTTCAATCAGAGGAGAGCTGCGAGAAGTAAAATCTCATCCAAGAGGAGGATGTAATCCAAATGACAGATATTTAGCTGTAAATATTTCATTAAAAAATGACCAAGGAAAAACTATTAAGCAAATCAAATATTACTCACATAGACTCATAGCAGAGACTTTTATAGAAAACCCACAAAATTTGAAAGAAGTAGACCATATTGATGGAAACAAACAAAATAACTCAACAACAAATCTGAGGTGGGTAGATAGAAAAGAAAACCTAAAATGGATGATAGGAAATACTTTTGGAAAAAATTTTCGACAAAAAAAATCCGAGAACCTTGTAGATTCTCGGAGAAAAAAATAATTTATTTGAGATTAGTCTTTACCTCTCTTTGGATTTTCAACTCCTAGTCTTGCTCTTGCAGAATTACGATTCAATCTGAATCTCTTAGTCAGGTCTTTACCTGTCTTAACTGCTTCTTTTCCTTCTTTAGACTTTCTAAATTGCTTTTCTTGTGATGCCATGCTTTTCATCACAAATCTTGGAACTGGCTGATCTCTTTTTGCATTTCTTGCAAATGATCTCCTTTGTGATGTTCTAGGTGATACTGTAGTAATAGATCTAAAATCAGCATCTTTCTTTAGACTATCATCAGTGCTCTTTTTAAACTTTGGATTAACATTAGTGTTATCCTGAATTCTTGGCTTAGATTTATCTGCGTTTCTTAGTCGATTCATTGTAAGTTTGTGGACTTCAGGAAACTTAGATTGATTAGATCTATTACCATGAATTGTTTCTCGTGCATCATCATATCCAGTTGCAGTTCCACCAGTCTTCTTGGCTAGCCCTTTTGCCATTGTTGATTTACCAGAGCCAGGCATTCCAGCCATTTTAATATCTAATGGTGCACTAGATTTGCCACTCTTTGCACCTGGCTTTGGTGTTCTACCTTGCTTTGATGCAACTTGTGATCTTCTAGAAGATTCTAAAAGAAATTCAGAATATGTCTTCATATAATTGAATTTTTTAAATATTTATTTCGGCTATATACTGTAGTTTTAAATACAATACATGTCAACATTTTCTTCATTTACTACTGAGGTACAGTATGATGATGCATCTGGAGAATACTTCATTACATTCCCAGATGAGCTTATAGATGAGATGCAATGGCAAGAGGGTGATACTTTAGAATTTGAATACTTTGATCACCATGATACTCCTGGTATTCGCATACATAAAGTAGGAGACTGACCCTAATAATATGTCTAATTGTAGTCCAAAGAAAGACCCTGTAGATAAGAAGCTTACTTTTACATATACAGAGTGCCCTGCACCAGAAGAAGGATCACCAGCTCAGATTACTATAGAGTTTCCATATATTGAAAAGTACTGGTACGAAGTTAGGCCGCCTGATGCAGCAAACAAGACCATCCAAAATGGAAGCAAGCAACAAAAGCTTCGTCGATCTGTAATTCAAGTACCTGCTGTTGATGCAGAGAATGCAGATGGAGATAATGTAAACTTTGTTGATCAGGTATTTTATCAACCAGAATATGAGATTGTTGGTTCTGGTGATGACATTAAAAGTAAGCCAGTATATGAAAGATTCTGTAAGGCAGATAAAGTATACGACGAGCAATACTTCTACCATATCTTTGAATGGCCATTAACACATACTCTTCCTGCACGACCTGTGGGAGGTATTACTGTAACTACTCCACCACCTCCTCCACCAGGATCTGAGGGTGGAGAAGAGAGTTGTCCAGTTTATGCAGTATCCAGTACCAGCGTCGGTGGTACATTTACACTCAATAGAGTAGACAGTCAAGTAATTGGCCTACCTGAGGGAAGCGTTGCTTACCATGGAGGTACACTCGATAATAAGATATTCTTTTACTATGAGAATACCACCAATAAAGATATGATTGCTGTTGGTGATGTCATTAATGGCTGGACAGTTGATAAAGTAGTTAACTATAACTCTGAGCACTTTGACGAGAAATCTTTAAGAACCACAGAGTCCGTTAGAAGAAGAGTCTCTAAGTTTTCTGAGAAGAACAAGACTCCTGGGTTTATCTTTATCAACAAAAACGACGGTGCAGAAGATAGAATTATCAACGTCGGGGACTTAGTGACTGGCTATGGTATTCAGAAGGACACTTATGTAGATAGTATTCAAGGACTTAAGATCTTTCTTACTAGACCTTTAAAGTACAAAAACAAGAGAAGAGTTAGAAACGTCAGGTTTACTAACACTGGTCTTGCTAATAACATCTCAAACCAGATTCTTTGCTATGCAGAAATTAGTGGTGGCAGTGCTGCATTCATTAAAGACCAGTACTATTCAAAAGATACCCCCTCAACTCCCCAGTATACAAGTACGATTTACCATGTTTTTGACGACAAAAAGAACAAAAACATACAACTGACCACAACCAAGGAAATAAAGGTTCAAACTATCAATAGAAACGACGAAGGTGGGTCAAATGATAGTGATAACAGAAAGCACTACTTAGTGACTTTCTTGGATGAAACTACAATTAGCAATAAAAGTGATGTGCAAATTTCTATTACTGATGATAGGACTGCATCAGGAGTAGAACAATCTTTTGTATTTGCTTCTAAAATTGAAGTTGTAGACAGTAAAAGTTTCAAAGTATGGTTCAAGAGAAATGATAACAAGGTTAACACTTATGTTCGTGGATGGAATGTAACCAGAGTTCCAGGTGGAGCAGTCATTCCTGAAAATAGAATTCAAGTGATTGCTGGTAGAGGCATCATAGACAGGTCTGCAGTCTGTGGTGTTTATGTCAGTAATGATAAAAAGTTCTATACTTATACTCCTTTATTCTATTCTAGAGATGGATTCTGCGAATCTACTTACCTAGAAGATGACCTAGGTAAATTTGCACTTGGTAGTGTTATTCTAAACGATAAAAGTTATTACTTACAACAACAGTTTTTATGTGTTGGACCTGCAAATGACACTGCATACCAAATCAATAACATTTTTTGGACCTATTTTAACAGGCCATCCGAGATTAATGAACTAAAAACTTGGATAAGTCGCTTAGCTTCTTCTGATTTTCTTACTATTCAAAAGGAAATTATAGATTCTGAGAAGTTAAAACTCGGACAAAGAACTATTTTAGCAGTTAAAGACTCCGAATGTGACAGCACTATCAATCCAGACTACTCAAAAGTCTATTATCCACACAGTGAATTCAATACTTTTAATGAATATATTGCTCCTGTTCAAAATGATAGTGTATTTGACCCATGTATTGACGTAAAAACACCTAAAACTTACAGTAAAGAAGAGTTAGACTCTATAATTACGACAAATCTTGGTGGTAGTTTTCACTTTTCTAGTATCAATTTACCTGAGGAGATGTATAAACAGGTGATTTCTAATGAAAATTCACTTCAAAATACCCTACTGAGAGCAATTACTGCTATTGGTAGTTCTGTTCCAAAGCAAACTACCATCCCAAATCTACCTCCACTCATTGAAGGAGAGGATAAATCCAGTCAAGTGTTTAGAACTGAGGCTGCATATCGCATTCCACCAAGATTTAAGTCACTTGAATACATTATTGAAGACTTTAGTTTCGTCAGTGATTCAAGTCTCTTCCCAGATTCAGATGAAAACAACACTGAAATACAAATTAAGTCTATTCCTAAGTGGACTGGAAGTGTTTCTCCAGCAAGTGGGGATGGTTGGCAAGCAAATGTCAATACTGATGGAGAAGGTTTCATTAACACAGTAACTATTTCTGCAGTTCCATTCCCTGCTCCACCACTAGGTGGAAGTACTACTGCATGGGCTGCTGGGCCAGCTCCTACTACATTCTGGCATGGGGATGATACTAACTACCAAGTTACATTTAAAAAGATCTTAAACTTTAGAGTTAACGAAGTTAGTAAGAACCTTTCTAATGCAGTCAAGAACAAAGGTAATCCATTTATGGATGAACCTCCATATGCAAAGCTAGTTCAAGATCTAAAACCAACTGATACTACAATCAAAGTAGACAGTACTAGCCAATTTATCTCTGCAGGATATTTAATTATTCCAAAATATATCGTCAAAAAAGAAGTAAATCCAGAAACTAGGAATGAAACCCCATATCATTATTACCTAGGTGAAGAAATTATCTATTACAGAGATAAAACAGAAACAGAGTTTCTGCAATGTACACGAGAGATGTTTGATACAACATCTTCATTTGAAAAAATTGCAAATTCAGGAGATATTGAATCTGATGTAACCTATATAATTAAGACTCTTGGATCTGTCAATTGGAAAGATTATGGTGCTCCAGATGATTATGGAGTCGGAACTATATTTACTGCTACATCTGATGGCTCTGGTGAAGTTGAAAGTGGAGAAGTATACTTGTTTGAGAGTACTATGACTCCATTTGAAAATAGTAATTATGCATACTATAGTTATGAAAAGAATAATTACTTGTCTCAATTCTGGCCAATCTCAATTCAGAATAAAAACGTATGACAAGACCCATCGCAGCATTAGGAAATCCAGATTCTATTTCATTTAGACCCTGTTGTGTCTATCCACCAAATATCGTCACTCCCATTGTGGCAACGGTATTTGCCAATGGACGCCCTAGAGCCAAGGCAGGAGACGTTCTAACCCCAGCTCCAGGCTTTCCAGTCTGTCCAAATACTACATGCACCCCCATAGCTAGGACTATCATTGCCCCCAGCAAGGTCTTTGTAAATGGTCGGCCATCCGCACACGTAGGGGACTTGACAAATCCAGTTTCCCCACGTACAATACTACCTGTACCCACCAACATTTTCGTGAACTAACATGGCAAAAGCACCTAGTTTTAACAAGTCTGGCTATACTCCAGCTAAGCCCAAAATGACTCGTCAAGGTCAGTCAAAAAATACCCGACTTTCTGCATCCAGTCGAAATGGACGCAAAAAAGCCTATCGAGGGCAAGGTCGATAATAGTAAAAAGGGGTCGAAAGACCCCTTTTTTGTCCCTAAATACTACCGAAGGGATAGCAACCCCTTTAAAAGTTCTGTTAGACCCATTTTTTGGAGAAAACAGATGGCAATTCACCCAAATCCCGACAGGGATGTTACATATATGAAGCAAACGTGGGGAACTACAAAATTAGTTACAGATTATGCTTCGTTACCAACAAAAAGAAAAAAGGTTTACCAAGTAGACTATTGTGAATACTTTAAAGATACATCTAAATAGTTTATAATTACAACATTTTATTTAAATGTCAACTGTTTCACAAGAGTTAGGCAAAATTTCTAGGTCATTTAAGGACATTAGTTTAAATTTTGGACTAAATCCTGTGACTAAAGACATTGTAGTGCTAAAGAATGAAGAGGCAATTAAACAGTCGGTAAAAAATTTAGTATTAACTAGGTTAGGAGAAAGACTGTTTAATCCTCTTATTGGAACTGATACTACAAGTTACTTATTTGAGCTAACTGCTACATTCTCAGCAAATTCACTGATTGAAGAAATTGAAAGTGTTTTGCTTACATATGAACCTAGAATAACACTTAATAATATTACAGTTAATGTGGATGACGATACAAATGAATTTGAAGTTATAATAGATTATTTTATTGTTGGATTACCTCCCATAGTACAAACCGTAGATTTTATCCTCGTAAGAGAAAGTTAATAAATGGAACTACCTACTATCTCTGCTTTAGAATTCGATCAAATCAGAGAATCCATTAAAAATTTTATCAAAAGTAAGACTGATTTCCAGGATTACGATTTTGAAGGATCCAACTTATCCATGTTGGTGGATGTTTTGGCATATAACAGCATGTATTCGTCATATAACATCAATATGGCGGCAAATGAGCTTAATCTGGATACTGCAGTGCTTCGTGATAATGTAGTTTCACATGCAAAAAGATTAGGATATACTCCAAATTCATATACTTCGGCAAAAGTCAATTATAACATTACAGTAAACAACGTTGGCAATTACCAATCAGTAAATATTAGTGCCGGACCACTATTTTCTACAACTCAAAATAATAAAGTATATACATTTTTACTTAGAAGTGCGCTGAATGTAAATACTCAAGGAAGTTCTTCAGTAACATTTCAAAATATAGAGCTAGTTGAGGGCTCCGAATTTAGTATTAGATACACTGTAGATGATGCCAACGAAAACCAACGTTTTTTTGTCCCAAATAACTTTGTAGATGCAGATTCCATCAAGGTTTTCATAATTTCAGACCCATCAACTAACTTAGAAGTTGAATATGAAAGAAAACTTGGTATTGTAGGTGTAATTGCATCAGATAGAGTATTTTTTGTCGAAGAAGTTCAAGATCAAAAATATGAAATTATTTTTGGAGACGATATAATTGGTAGAAAACTACAAAATGGAGAAATTGTAATCATACGATATATTGTGTCAAATGGATCAGATGCTAATCAAATTGCGACCTCTCAATTAAAGTTTATTGGTACTGTAACTGGAGATTCATCTAATATTTCAGCAACTAATATTTCTACCACTGCACTAAGTACAAAAACTGATGGTGGATCAGAGTTTGAATCAATTAAATCAATAAAATATAGAGCCCCTAGATACTACGCTGCCCAGCAACGAGCAGTAGTGAATAGTGACTATGAAAGCATTCTACAAAATATTTATTCAAATGCAGATTTAATTAGAGTTATTGGAGGAGAAACTAAATCGCCTCCAGAATTTGGTAAAGTTTTTATTTCAATTAAGCCAAAAATTGGTTCTACAATTTCAATCGTAGAAAAAACTAAAATTGTTAATGAATTAAAAAGATATGCAGTTGGTTCTATAACTACAGTTATAGAAGATGCTATTCCATTCTTTATTGATTTATACATTGATGTCATTTATGAACAAAGTAAAACAAATAAAGATAAATTAACTCTCATTAATTTAACTAGACAAATTATATCAAATTATAATTTAGACGATGAATTTAAAAACTTTAATGGTATATTTTCGTCATCTAAATTAATTTGTCTTATTAGAGATATTGAACCTGCAGTAAAATTTGTTATTGTGAAATCAATATTTAGAAGAACAGTTCAATTATTTGAAAACGTACATTATAGATATAAAGTTAATTTTTATACTAAATTAAAGAACAACATTGATAGTAAGTACACTTTAATTAGTGATCCGTTTTGCATTAAAGGTTATAATGTTCCATTGGTTTTGGTAGCATTTTCAAATAATTTTTCTGGTTGTGAAAAAAATGGAATTGTCTATTTAATGACTGAAAATGAAAGAGTTATAGCAATTGCAGGATCTATAAATTATGACACTGGTGTTGTGCAATTTGATTTAACTGCATGTCAAACCACACCAATAAATATCTATGTTATTCCAGACAATCCAGATGTAACCACTGGAGCAGACACTTATCCAGTGGTCACTCCAATTAATGTGGAATATATTGATATAGGATCTTCTACTGGATCTCAAACCACAGTTCAACCGTTGCCAACTACAACCTCTCTAGTTCCACCAACACCAGCACCATCTGGAGATCCATTAGGATCTTCTCCAACAAATAATATCCCAGGAACTACAGTAACAAACCCAGATGGTAGTGTTACCACAGTGGATGATGATGGAACTGCAATAACAACAAATCCAGATGGAAGCCAAACTATAGAGCAACCAACAGATCCAGTAGATCCTTGCATTGCACTATATGATAAAATTGAAGCTCAAGGCTACATGGATAATGATACCAAGCAAAAGCTTGCAGAATATGGATGCCCACCACCAGATCCAACTATTGAAGACTTTACTCCAGTTACCCCAGATATCTGCTCATGAACAGTCTAAAAGAAAAAATTGTAAATATTTCTTCCCTGATTGAAAAGCAGTTACCAAACTTTGTTGCTGAGGATAATCCAAAATTCATTTCATTTTTAAATTCATATTATGAATCTCAGGAAACCAAGTATAATTCGTTAGATTTAGTTACCAACTTAATTAATTATTATAATATTGGAAGTTATACTCCAGCTAGTTTAACACAATATACAAATTTACAATCTCATTTAACAGATAGTTCTGATAGTATTACTGTAATATCCACTAAAGGATTTCCAGACAAAAATGGGTATCTTTCAATTGATGGAGAAATAATTTTTTATAAAGAGAAAACCGCAACTCAGTTTATTAACTGTGTTCGTGGAACTTCTGCGTTTGTGTTTGAAAGTGTTCCATATAATCAAGTAGTATATAAACAAGGTTCTGGCGCTGTTTCTCATGCTAGTGGATCTCAAGTAGTTAATATTGCATATTATTTTACTCAGGAATTTTTAAAGAGAATAAAATCTGAAATTTCTCCAAATCTACCAGAAGTACTAGTACAAGATCTAAATTTAATCACATTTTTAAAAAATATAAAATCTTTTTATTCCGCTAAAGGAAGTGAAGAGTCTCATAAAGTTTTATTCCGAATTTTATTTAACGATAAAAAGGTAAAGATACGTCTCACACCTAGAGGTTCTGGTGCTGCCATTGATATTTTAAATTATACAGGAAAAATTGATATATTTAATTTAGTATCTGGTGGTAGTGATTACTACTACGAATTAGTCAATGGAAATTTAGTTTCTGAACCGTTGATTGAAATTGTCGGTTCTGGCACTGGCAAAAAGTTACCAGGGGAATTATCTGTACCACCTTCAGCTCAAATGAAAGTGACTCAGATGAATTCATCTGGTGCCATTACTCAAATCTCAGTTTTAAATGAAGGTGAAAATTACATTGGTCCAATTAGTGCAAGAATAAGACCAAGAACATTTACGCAAGATCAACAAATTTATAATGTAGATTCAAATGGAGTTACTACTGGAACTGCAAAAGTAGATACTTGGGATTCTGGTGCAAATGAACTAATTTTGTATGATGTGGTCGGATATTTTAAAATTGATGATAAAATTATTGGAGAGGGTGGAGAAAATCCAAGAGCATTTATTTCAAAAGCATATGCAGTAACAGATATAAACAAAGAAGGAAATCCTGCAATTGAAATTATTTCTGAAGATCCTACTATAGAATATCCAAAAAATTATGTATTTAGACCATCATCTGCATCATTTTATGAAAGAATAGCTATACGTTGTGAGTTATTGGCAGACCATAGTTCAATGCGAAGTTTAGATAATGTAAATTTAATCGAATTAGTACAAGCTAAAGATACTATCAATAATATTTCTGGAACATCATTCATAGTATCTGAAATTTCAAAGATAAGTGATTCATTATATGAGTTTGAATTGCAAAAATCATTGAACTATAAAGATTTATATCTCCCGTCATCAACAAAAGTTACTTCTACTGTCAGTAACATTACATCTTCATCAAATTCTACTATTTCAGTCGAATCAACTTTTAATTTTCCAAAAACTAATGGAAAATTGTTTGTAAATAATGCAATTATAAACTATCAAAGTAAAAATGATACTCAATTTTTAAACTGCACATTAGTAGGAAATGGGAATGTCAGTGTAGTATCTGGCAATAATATTCATTTATATGGTAGAAATTGCTTAACCTCTGGAGAACTTACATATTTCATTAAAGGTTATATTAATGGAGATAGAAGTTCTACTCCTGTTTTATTAAGATTGTATGCTCTTCCATCCACCCCAATTATTGAAGATGGTGGAAAATTATACTCAAATGACATATATGAGTTGGAAGTTCCATCTTTAAAATTTAATAAAACTATATTAAAGTCTAGTCAATATAGTAGTGGAAAAATAGATAGTGTAATTATAGAAAATGCAGGAACTAACTACAAGGTAAATGATAAATTAATTATAAACAACGTGGGAAATATTGGTAGTGGATTTTCTGCTCAAATTTCTAGTATTGTTGGAAAGCAACTAGTATCAGTTAATTTTGCTGAAATTAATGAGCAAAATTGCATAGTATTTACAACTAGTGAAAATCATGGTTTGGTAGTTGGGGATAAGGTAAAATTTAATACTAGTTTGGGAAATCAAACAGTTTTCAATGTAGTATCAACTACTAAATTTGCTGTTGAAAATTCAACTAATTTGACAACATTATCGCTGGTAAACGTATTTTATATTACTAACTCGCCTACCGCATTGGGTCCTATTAACTCAATCAATATTTCAAATTATGGAAAAAATTATTCTAAACTACCAGAAGTAGTTGGAGTAAATTCTCAATTTGGCACTGGAGCATTTATTCAGTTAAATTCTTCTGAAGTAGGAAAACTTACGAAGTTTACATATGATTCAGTTGGCGATGAATTGATTGGGAACAAAAATACTAAATATCAAGTAAAAATTCCAACTAGTGCTAAAATTATTAATAATTTTGAATTAGCCTCTATTGAGGTTTTAATTGGTGGTAATAATTATAATTCTTTATTAGATAAAATAACTGTAAATGGTGTAGTAGATTTAAACTATGAGTTTGAGATAATAGCTGATTCTGGAATTATTAGGGAAGTCAATATTTTAAAAAGTAAGTATAACTTAAATTCATTTCCTACAATTGGTGTTCAAAGCCAGTTTGGATCTGGGGCAACTTTTAATTCAAAATTAAAAAGAAAACAGCTAAAGCAAGGTGATATTTTAACATTTGGAACTCCCACATCTAATGTTAAAGCCGAAGTGGTACAGTTCGATTCTCAGTCATCTACACTAGAGTATTATGTGATATCTGGAACTATCTCAAATGGAGATGCAATTTATGATTCACTTGGGATGATATATGGAAATATTCAAAGTATTAGCAATGCTTCAGTTTATTGCAAAAGATCTCCTTACATTAAATACACACCAAAGTTTTTAGATAATCTTGGATTTGTTAGTGATTCAAGTCAAAGAATTATTAATAGTGACTACATTCAAGATTGGTCATATACAATATCATCTACCAGAAATACATCAGAGTGGAAAAATCAAGTACTTGATAATACTCATGTATCTGGCTGTAGAGTATTTGGAAAGCACAGAATTGAAAACAAAAAGGAATTTTTTGAGGCAAAAGAGGAAGTATTTAATAGTTCAGTTATTTTTAAATCTTCTCTAAGTAATTTAGTTAATTTAAATTTAAATTTATCTAAATCAACTTTATATAAAATTGCAATAGCTGATGTATCTACATTTTCAGTTTCTGATATTGTGTATGGCAGTTTTAGCAGATCATATGGAATTATTACTGCAATAAATGATAATTACATTACAATTAATACAGTCAGTGATACTGAATTTGAACTTGAAGAGTACATATTTAAAGTATCAGTAGAATTTATTCTTGAAAATGATAATATTACTAACTATGGCATCTCTTTCTGGAATGGTATTTTTCAACAGCCAGTTAATTCATATTATTTGACAGAATCTGACTATATTCCTGCATTCCCAGTATCATCCACTGACGATATAGTATTGCAAGAACTTGAAACACCATTTCAAGTTTTAGATACTACGTTAATAGGAAATCAAATAATTTTAACCAAAAATTCAATACCAGTAGTACCATCAGCTAAAGAGCAACTTATAATTTCAATTCATGGCGTAGTTCAATCACCATCAGCTTATACACTTTCCCAAAATATTTTAAATTTTAATTCAATTACGATAAAACCAGAGGATAATCTAATTGTACTATATCATCCAAAATTAAAATCACTTACATTCACTGGTTCTGGAACTAATTACACGATAAATTATACTCCCGCATCTACATGCAATTTAGTTGTATTTGCTAATGGAGTTTATCAGACTCATTTATCTCCACTATCTAATTATTCGTTAACTGGTAATCAAATAGTATTTGCTAGTTCAATTATAAATCCTTCCATAAATCTGGTAGGATGGTACATTGATGAAACAGTAACCTGCTCTATTGTAGATATAGGAGACATCAATAATAGAAAAATTATTGATTTAAAACCAGTAGATCTTCAAAAATTAACTGAGTATTTAGAAACCAATTCAGTTAAGTCGCCATCATCTTCATATGAAATAACTAAAGATTTACTTGAAGGTACAGTATACACAGATAATATTGGTAATGTATATGGATTTGATACAAAATTTATGTATTCAAGTCCAGAATACTCAAAGAGTTATGTTGAAGTACTAGATCCAATTATATTTGATGGAAGTTCATACACATTTCCATTAAAGTACATGGATGGAAATTCATATGCGCTAATTAATGGAAAAACTAATTTAATTGTAAATATAGATGGAAATATTTTAGATCCAAAAAAATATACCATTACTGGTTCAAATATAGTATTTCAAAATTTATATACTTCTGCAAATAAATGCACGATAATTGATTTCTTTAGCAATTATATCGCAAATACAACTTCTTCATCTAGGGGAATAATTTTAGATGACTTAAATGTAGTTCAAGATGGAAGCAGAAAAACTTTTAATTTATCTGATAGAGGTGTTCCTCAATATGTTAAAAATACAGCAGATATATTTACCGTAAAAAATCAAGTATTATTAATTCCTACCACACAATCACAAACAGTATCTGCAAATAAAATTACATTGCAAGAAGCACCAACTGCATCTGATATTACTCAATTATTTTATTTTAATAGACAATTAAGTCCAGCAAACACAAAGAATGTAATTTTAGATGCGTGGGAATGTTTTGATGGAGTTGATAAAACTTGGCCATTGACACGAAATGGAATTTTATTTACACCAGTAAGTGTCAATAATTTACTGGTTTGTAGAAATGGCGTGTTTCAAATTCCAGGAGTAGATTATACTATTTCTGGCACATACATAACTTTTGATGAAGCACCAGAAATTACTGAAGATATTGTACTTATCTATTCATATAATAACATCAATCAAAATAGTTATATCACTAGCTTTAGTGCAATCGCTGAAGTATCTACTGTAAACTTAGGATTGACTCCACCAAATGTATATGATTTGTTAGTTTCTAGAAATGGAATTATTCAAAATCCAACAGAAGATTTTACAGTATCTGGTTCTACATTAACATTTACTTCTCCAGTTCAGGTATCAGAAAGTGTCTTTATAGTATATGCTCATGCTTCTGAAGAAATTGGTATTTCTAGTGTTACTAATTCTACCATAGTTTTAGCCACTGCAATCACTTCTGGGCAGGAAGATGGTCTTGTACTTTATGTTAATGGAACTCCAAAATTTAACAATAAAGATTATACCATTTCCAATGGAAATACAGTGACTCTTCTCGATGGAGTTACAGTAGATCCTGGCACAGTACCATTTGCCATCAAATATGTTACTTCATTCATTGTAGATGATCTTGGAGATTGCCAAAATGGAATCAAGCAAAAATTCAGACTATTCTACAATCAACAAAACTTAATCGCTTCGGATGTAGCAAGCAATGCAGATATCTTAGTTTCAAAAAATGGAACTATTCTATCTCCTGGAGTTCAATACACAATAAACTCTGAGAGAGGCATGATAGTATTTTCTACACCTCTAATCTCTACAGATGTAGTGTTTATGGTTAGAATGTACAATAATAAACTAATAACTTTATCTGGAAGTGGTTCGCAGTACACTCTAAGTGAAGCTGTAACAACACCAGAAAGAGAACAGTTAATTATATTTGGGTCTAAACAATGGTGTAGCGAAGAAGCTAATGACTTTGCATTCCAGAACTCAACTACTGTAACTTTTAATGGTATTACTGCAGGTGCAAATCTGTTTGCTATAAAATTTGATGTCTCATTTAAAGTGTTAGATCAAATTAATACTCCATTTAATGGAGTAAATACTAAGTTTAATTTGTTTGCTACTCAAGAGAATTTCCTACCACAAGGAACTATTGAAAATAATCAATACCCGAGTGAAACTAGTTTGATTGTAATCAAGGATGGTAAATTGCTTGATCCTGGAGTAGATTACACACTACAAGGAGACATTAAGAGTCAAATTCAATTTGCGACAGCTCCTAGTTCATCCAGTGAAATTTCAGTTAGATCAGTCGGTTCTTTCCTAAAATTAAAAACTATTAATTCTGCTACTGGAGCTTCATTTAATATTCAAAAAGTTGATAATACAGATTATTATGCAAATAAAGATATTGGTAGACCTAGAAAACTTGAAAATCAGATTTTAGTTTTTAGAAACGGAAATATTCAAAGTCCACTATATGACTATTACATTGATAATAATAAATTAATTTTTACTTCAAGTATTTCATCAAGCAAATTAGTTATACTAGATTTTAGAGGAGTTTCTTCCGATGTAAGTGTTGATTCTGTCAATTACCAAGTTTCGGTTGGAGATAAAATATTACTAGATGGAGATCCTGACTTAAAAGTAGTTTCTTCTGTGCTGTCTCCCACTGCAATGACCGTAACTTCATATATTGAGGTTGGCAAAAAGTATGTTATTACTACAGCAGGAACTAATTTTACAACATTTGGAGCTTCAAATAATAATATAGGTACTATATTTACTGCTACTGCTTCTGGAACTTCTAATGGGATCGCAAATACAGTAAATACTAAACGAGCATCTGGGCTTGCAGTTACTAGCACCACTTCAAATGGAAAAGTTACTAATTTTTCTATTACAAACGGTGGAAATAATTACAAAGATCCTGTTGTAATCAGAACTAAAGGAACTGGATTTAATGCCAAAGGAACTGCAACTGTAGATATTACTTTAGGAAACAAAGTAGTTGAACCAGTTAAAATTGAATCTCAAGGATATAATCAATATTCTACTCCTATAGTAGTACCTACTTTATATTCATATCTCTATAGACAAGTTCCATTTAGTAATTCTACAATCAAAGTAGCTACAAAATTACACACTGCAATAAATTCAACTGATGAAATTATAACTATATCAAATTCAAGTCGATTTGAATTTAGTGATATTCAGGTTGTTGTAACCTCATCTACTGGATCTGGAGCTACATTTAGGCCATTTGTTAATAAAGGAAAAATTACTAAAATAGAGTTATTGAGTGGTGGTAGTAATTACAATGAAATAGATATATCCGTTGATGTCATCAATGGTGGTGGGTCTGGTTGTGTAATTGAACCCGTGTTAAATTCTAGTGGAACTATAACGTCAATAAATCTAAGGAATTCTGGAGAAGGATATGATAACTATAGAGTAATTATAGATTCTGAAATAGTAGAATATACTACAATTGATACTACTCAGGCACAACCACGTTTACTAGGATGCACTAGAGCACTAAATGCAACTTCACATAATCAAAATACTTTGGTTTATTTTGATAGCTTTATTTAAATAAATAATCATACAAAAGACTAACTACAAGGATAAAACTAATGCCTTCTTTAGTAACTGATAATTTTAGAGTGTTTGCAGCACAGCAGTTCATAGAATCACTTGCAGAGCCTTTTACTGGGCAAGCTCAAGATGCAGATTCATCTGCTAGTGCTCAAGCATATAGAAGTAAAATATATCTGTTTATTGGAAGATCCTATAACTGGAATGATCCAAACGGCGCAATTAAGGAAAAATATGCCCTATTGCCATCTGTTAGCGATCAAACACCACCAAATCCAATTGACAATTTAGATGAATTGAACGAAATTTATGATGATATGATTGCAATTAAACGAATTCAGCCAGGTGATGTAGCTGAAGTAATTCGTAAAAGAACTTGGCAATCTGGAATTGTCTATGATATGTACAGGCATGACTATGGCCCATCAAATCCAGCAAAGGCATCATTGCAGGCAAAATTATATGATTCCAATTTTTATGTGATGACTGATGATTTTCGTGTTTATAAGTGCATTTATAATGGTCAAACTCCAGCAGGCGGGGCATATCCAAACGGAAAACCTTCAACAGTAAAACCTACTGCAACTACTCCTACTATTGACACTACTAGTGATGGATATAGATGGAAGTACATGTATACTATTTCTATAACTGACTATATTAAATTTGTTTCTACAGATTTTATACCAGTTAGAATAGAATCTACTGTTGCAAATGCTGCAATTCCTGGTTCAATAGATCAGGTACTTATTCAAAATGCGGGATCTGGATTAACAATAAATGGTAGTACCACATCTGGTACTGTACACACTAGTATTGACGGAAATGGAACTGGCGGAGTTGTTTCTATTACAATTGCTGGAGGAGTAGTTACTGGAGCATCGGTAGTTGCTGTTGGTACTGGATATACATTTGGATATATTGATTTATCTAAATGCTATACTCAAAGTAATTTAAGTGGTTCTGTTGTGGGACTAGGGTTAAATTCAAGCAGTGCTAAAATTCTTCCAATTATTTCACCTCCTGGAGGACACGGCAAAAATGCCATCTATGAATTAGGTGGGTATAGAGTAATGATCAATAAAACTATTGAATTTTTGGATGGCAGTGGCGACATTCCAGTTAATATGGAATTTAGACGATTTGGTATTATTGAAGATCCTCAAATCAGTAGTTTAGATTTTGTTGAAACTACTGGAACAGTGTGTAAGGCAGTCAAATTTTTAGATACTACACCAGAAACAACTACATTTCAAAATGGTCAAATTATAACTCAAACTAGAACAGTTAATGAAGTTACATATGAAGCAAAAGGAAGGGTAATTCATTGGGATTCAATTAATAAAGTTTTAAGGTATTATCAAAATGAATATATTTCAGAAACTCAATCGTCAACAAGTAAAAATAAATTAGTACCATTTAATGGAAATTCTCCCATTACTAGTGCTACTGGATCTGCTACTCCAGATTCTTCATTTACTGGATCTATTGCAGGGCTACCCGCAATTCAATTTTTGAATGGATACTTTACTTCCGAAATAACCCCATACAGTGGCAATATTCTATATGTTGAAAATAGAAAGCCTGTATTTAGATCAAATGATCAGATTGAAGATGTAAAATTAGTGATCGAGTTTTAAAATAAATAATAAGAAGCACAAAAAAACTTGAAGGTTAAATAGATGCAAAATACAGATCTTAGTTTGCAACCATACTTTGATGATTTTACTGAAGATAAAAAATTTTATAAGGTATTATTCAAGCCAAACTATCCTGTACAGGCTAGAGAGTTAACCACTCTGCAGTCTATGCTACAATACCAAATTGAAAAATTTGGACAGCATGTATTTAAAGAAGGTTCGGTAGTTATTCCTGGTCAAACAGGATACAATACTCAATATCATGCAGTATTAGTTCAACCAACTGTAAACTCTATTAGTTTTGAAACTATTAGAGAAAATTTAGTTGAAAGGACTGTTAGGGGACTAACAAGTAATGTAGTTGCAACTGTAGTTAATAGTATTAGTGCCGAAGAATCTGAAAAATCTGTAGCTACATTATATGTAAAGTATACTTCATCTGGCAATATTGTCAACGGAGTTCAGTTTACTAAATTTACTAGTGGAGAAACTTTAGTCGATGAATTTAATAATCCAGTAGCAGTGACAGCATCTCAAAACGCTACTGATTATGTTGGAAGTGCCGCATACATTACTGAAGGAATATTTTTTATCAGGGGATTTTTTGTAACTGTACCTGCACAAACTATTATACTAGATCAATATTCAAATTACCCATCTTATAAAATTGGGTTATCTGTACAAGAGTCTATAGTAACTGCAGAAACAGATTCTACTCTATATGATAATGCTGTCGGATCTTCTAACTACACTGCTCCTGGCGCAGACAGACTAAAAATTGATGCAGTATTAACAAAACAAGATACTAATTTTGGAACAGACTCGGCATTTATTGAACTACTTAGACTAGATGAAGGAAAATTAGTCGAGCAAGTCGATGCTTCAGTTTATGATGAACTGGAGAAAAATTTAGCCAGAAGAACTTATGATGAGTCTGGAAACTATACTATTAACAATATTAATCTTAGAATTCGTGAAACATATGACGACGGAAGAAATAATGGAGTTTACAAATTGAATGATGCTCTTCCAGATGGAAGAAAAGTATTAAATAGAAATCCAACTTCAGAAGATGGTAGTGCAATTAATGGTTTAGATTATTATACTATTGAATTGGATCCACTAAAAGCTTATGTAAAAGGATATGAAATTAATAATACCAGTAAAAAATATTTAACAGTAGAAAAACCTAGATCATCATTAGCTTTAAATAACCAAGGCATTTCTTCAATTTTTGGTAATTATTTTACATTGAAAGTGAATACTATTATTGGTGGAGTAATTCCAACAGGAACTACAATTCAGCTACTAAGTTCAGGAACTCAAGTCGGTCAATGTAGATCATTAGCATTAATCTCTGGTGGAAGATTATTTGTATGTGATGTTACGATGTTTTCTGTCATCACTACAAATGAAGCAACACCAAATTTAGTGGTAGGAGATTTTATTTTTGGTTCAAATGGCAGTCAAGGAGTAGTTCATGGAGTAAATGGTAATATTATTACTGTAAGGCAAACTACTGGAGATTTTTCTAGTGGCGTATCATTTTCTAATAGTAATAATTCTAGTACATATATTATAAACACTGCAGTAAATAATAAGATTGAAAATATAACTTCAATTTCTACATCTGGTGGTGCTACTGCAGAATTAGAGTTAGAAAAAGTTTCAATTTCTGGTTCCTCATTTGCAGTAACAAGCAATATTTTAACAGGAACTTCTACTCAATTTTCAAGAGATTTGAAAGCTGGCATGAAGCTTGAAATTGGCACTAATATTGCTACACTTCAATCTATTACTGGAGAATCTGCAACTTTATCTACTGGAAGTATTGCAGATGGAAATTATTATTCTATTAAAAAATTAGTACCAAAATTAAAAACATTTGGCACTAATTTCTTTTCTAAATTTCCAAATACAGTTAAATCTACATCAGATTTGACATATTATAAAACTATAAACGAAACTAAAGTAGTAACTTCTGGTTCAGGTGGAGTAGGAAATATCACAATTTCAACTACTGCGGATTATTCAATTTCAACTGGAGATATTAGTGTATCTAATTCTTCTGGATTTGTGTCATATACAGTAAGTCCTTCATCTCAGTCCAATAGTGTAATTTTGGTAGTAAGTGATGCATCAATTGGATCTTCAGTATTAGTTACATATAAAGTACGAGTAAACAACCCAACATTAAAAGGCAAAACTTCTAATAAATTTACTAGTTTACTTGTAGATAAACAAAAAAATAATACAAATACTAAATATGGAACTAGAATTTCCGATAAAGAAATTTCATTAAAATTTTCTGATGTATATAGAATTCATGCAATTCATGAGGCTATATCATCATCGGATGCAAATACTAGTTTATTTGACAGTGTAGTAGTAAATAGTTCCAATCAAATTCAAGTTGGTGATGTATTATATCATGAATTAATTAGTGCAAGAGTCATTTCTATTAGTGGAAATACTTTATACATTAAGTACTTATCTTCCAATAAATTTCCAGTAATATTTACTCAGCCAATAGAAATTACAGTTGCAGGAAATTCTAATGTACAAGGAAAATTTGTTACTTCTGTAACAAATGGAAATTATAGAGATATTACAAATAACTTTAATTTAGTAAAAAATGATTCATCAGAATTTTATAATATCTCTAAATTAGTTAGAAATGATGGAAGACCAGTTCCAACCAACAAATTTATTGTAATATTTGATTATTATATTCATTCCAATACATCAAATGATTTCTATACCGCAAATTCATACAATTTTAGTGAAGAGCCTTTTGCAACAGTTCCTACAACATACAACGGAATTGCATATACAGATATTGTAGATTTTAGATATGAAACTGCTGCATCCTCAACTTCTGGGACATCTGGAACTCTATCGTCTCCTTTTGTTGAAACCAATTCTGCATTTGACTTATTTAATGCTACTTCACTAGCAAATAGACCTGTTAATGTATTTACCTACCCAGGAGAAATTATTAGTGCAGATTATAGTTACTACTTAGGAAGAATTGACAAAATTTTCCTAGATGAAAATAACAATTTATTGGCTCTAAAAGGATCCGAATCAAATTCTCCACAAGAACCTCAGGAAATTCAAAATTCACTATTACTAGCTACAGTTACGATTCCTCCATACATGAAGGATGTTTCAACAGCTAGTGTAAAAATTAGTGACTTTAAACGTTATACAATGAAGGATATTTCATCAATTGATAAGCGTTTAGAGACTGTAGAAAATTTAACCTCACTAAATCTACTAGAAGTTGGAACTAACAGCTTATTAATACTAGATGAATTTGGAAACAATAGATTCAAAACGGGCTTTATTGCAGATAATTTTAAAAGTACTGACTTTGCAGATTTAAATAATGTTACATATACTGCGTCTATTGATACTGAAAATGCAATACTGAGACCATATCCATATGCAACAAAGATTGGAGTAAATTATGATGATGTTTCAACTACAGTGAAAAAAGGATCTATAGTAACATTACCATATACAGAAGTTGAATACATCAAACAACAGTATGCAAGTAGAGTAGAAAATTTACAACCATTTGAAGTTATTTCATGGAATGGAGAAATTACACTTGAACCAAATAAAGATGTGTGGTTTGACACTGTTAGAACTGAGACTAATACTCAACAAATAGATTTAACCACTCCTTTTAGAGCACTATTTGATCGCACAACTGCACTAGCAGATCAATGGAATGATTGGAATAGAAATATTGTTCCTAGACTTCAAGTTGCAGGAGGAACATTAAATGTTAGTAATACTGGTAGTGTAGACAATACATTTACAACATTTACTCAAGATATTGAAGTTGGAGACAGCATTAATAGTATTGAAGTAAACAGGTTTGTTCGTTCTAGACTAGTTTATTTAAGTGCTAATAAATTAAAAGCCAATACTGTAATTCATTTCTTTGTTGATGAAGTTCTACATGATGAAATGATTTTCCCTCTGGATATCATTGACATGACCGAAAGGACTGGAACTTTTGTAATTGGAGAAAAGGTATTTTTATCTAATACTGATACAGTAACCACTCCTCCAGAATCAACTACTATAGAAACTACTGTAATTAGTTCATCTCTGGGAGATTATACTTCATCTAGTACATATCTATCAATACAGCCACCAACTACATCTGATGGAACTCAGTTAAATCCAACAATTTTAAATTCTACATTTTATGTTATTGGAGAAACTTCTGGTGCAATTGGAAAAGTAACCTTATTAAATTCGGCCAGAGTTAAAACAGATGCAGCTGGTAGCTTAGAAACATTTTTAGTAATTCCTCCAGATACTTTTGAGACTGGCAATTTATCCTTTAAAGTTTGTGATCAAATTACTGGAACTTCAATTTATGGTATTTCTGATACTAATGCAGTAGCTACATATGATACTTTAGGAACTACTGTGAATTTGACCAGTAACATTATGTCTCTAGATTTGCCAGAAATTTCTTCTGGTCCAATTAGAGGAACTACAGTAAGATTTATTCCATTCCCACCACCACCACCACCAGCTGGACGAGATCCAATAGCTCAATCATTCTATGTAGATTCCCAGGGTGGAGTGTTCTTATCTTCAATTGATTTATATTTCCAGTCAAAAGATCCAACAATTCCAGTTTCTATTGAAATTAGAACAATGGAGAACGGAACACTTACTGATACTGTAGTTCCAAACTCAGTTGCAGTAGTTCAGGCTTCTGATGTAAAAATTTCTTCCGATGCTTCTCTTGCGACTAAATTTACATTCCCATCTGTAGTATATCTAAATCAAGACACATATTACGCATTTGTGGCAAGAAGTGATTCAAAATTATATAAAATTTGGGTTTCTAGACTCAATGATTCTGATGTAACCACTGCTTATGCTATTGATAAACAACCATATTCTGGGTCACTATTTAAATCTCAGAACATGTCCACTTGGACTCCAGATGATTTTGAAGATGTTAAATTTACAATTAATCGAGCAAAATTTGCTACTAACTCAACATACACTTGTGTATTAAATAACGATCCAATTGCAGATGCAGCACTAATTCAAAGTCCATTGCAAATGACTTTGAATTCATCTGAAATTAGAGTTTTTCAGCCAAATCATTGTATGAATACTACACAAAATTATGTTAAAATTTCTGGTGTTACTTCAGATGCTCCTGCAACTATACTAAGCAATCCAATTACAATAACGTATATTGGAAATGTTACTGTAGGAAATGCAGCATCAACTACATGGCAGACAATTAATGGGGCACCTGTCAGTGCATCTAATCCTGGTTATGTAATGATTGATAACGAAATTATTACATACGCTTCTATATCAGGAAATACTTTAGGTATTGTTGAAAGAGGTGTTGCAGGAACTACTGCAACTGGACATAGCGGAAATGCCCCAGTAATGTGTTACAATTTAAATGGAATTCCACTAATAGAAATTAATAAAGTGCACAAAATAACAGAAGTTATTGATTTTGATAATTACAAAATTTCAACTATTAGTAAAGCATCTTCAGATTTAAGAAGTGGAGGAGATACTGCAAAAGCTTCTAAGAATATTCAGTATGAAGAATTATATCCAGATTTAAATAATCTAGTTCTTCCATCTACAGATATGTCTATAACATTTACTAGTGTAAGTGGAAGTTCTCTATATGGTGCTGCCAATTCATTTACACAACTAAACGAAGAGTCTGTTGAAAATAGACAATATTCTAGAATGAACTCATCTAGATTAATTGCATCCGCCCCAAATACTGCTGTATACTATCCAGGGTATCCATATACTTTAAAATTAAATGTAAAAATGTCTTCTAATTTAGATAATGTTAGCCCTGTACTAGAATTATACGGATCTGCCATTAATACGGTGTCTAATAGGTTAAGTAAAAAACTTATAGATAATAGTGTTGATATTTCAGCAGAATTAACACCTTCATCTGGTTTCTATTCATCATACATAACTAAAAAAGTTACATTAGAAGGAGTATCTACATCAATTAAAGTATTCTTGGATGCAGTTAGAACTCAAGGTTTAAATGGAAATTACTCTGATATTAAAGTATTTGTTAGAACTGTTGGTGATGGAAATCTAGGATCATTTAATGAAACTGGTTATGTAGAGGTTCCAGCAGTATCATATCCAAAATCTTCAAATTCTAATGATTACAAAGCTTTTGAGTTTGAGTTGAAAAATTTACCTGAATTTAAACAATATGCAGTAAAAATTTGTATGATTAGTGAAGATCAAACAAATAACATTAAAATTAGAAACTTTAGAGCTATTTCTCTAGCAGTATAAAATTATGAAAAAAGTAATGGTAGATGGACACCCAGGATTATACAGAGACCTTGAAAGTGGTGCCATAGTAAATGATAACTTATATGAATATGAATCCTACATGAAAAGTTATCAGAATAGAAAAGATAAGTTTGATAAAATTAATCAAATTGAAAATGATCTCAGTACATTAAAATCTGAGATGTCTGAAATTAAAAATTTGCTATTAGAATTACATGAACGAACTTCCCCTAACTAAACAGTTTACTCTTCAAAAAATTTATAATGATATAGACACTTTGAATGAAGAGGAAGCTAAAAAAATAGCAAAGGAATTTGCTAGACTATACCATATGCAACAACATGTTGTGATGAATTTATTAATTAGAAAATAATATAAATATTAGAGAAACCTCTATATTAATAATGGCAGCTGTAAAGAACTTGTATGTTGATCAAGGATCTGATTTTAATGCTGAAATAACATTATATGATTATTTTAATCAACCTTGGAATTTAGCTTCTTATACAAGTGTAAATGCAAAGATAAAAAAATCTTATTACAGTACAAATTCTGTAAATTTTACAGCAACTTTTGTAAGTGATCGAACAAGTGGATCTATATTATTGACTTTATCTTCTTCTCAAACATCTTCTTTAGAACAAGGAAGATACCTGTATGATGTAGTAATTACTCATTTGGATGGCACAAAAACCAGAGTAATAGAGGGAATTGTTACTATTAATCCTGGAGTAACATGAAAACAAATGTAAGAGTCTCAAATCAACCTCAAGTAATAACTGTTGCAACAAACTTTGCAGCTAAAATTTCATCTGCAGTTGATGTTGACATGACAAATGCATCAACAGGGGCTCTATTACAATATGATGATACAACCAAAACTTGGTATGCAAGAACTATTATAGAAGAAAGTGGTTTAATTATAAATTGCGGAAACTACTAACTATTAGGAAGTAAAAAAATGGCAACAATTATTAAAATTAAAAGATCTTCTGGAACTAGTCAACCAAACCTTGGTCAAGGTGAATTAGGTTATTCCTGGGGTGCTGGAACTTACACAGACGCACAAAATGCCACAGTATCATCTTATGGTAAGATGTACTTGGGTACTGGTACTGAAACTAGTGGAATTGCGGCAAACATAGAAGTTATTGGTGGTAAGTATTTCACCGATATGCTTGACCATGGACATGGTATATTAACAGCAAACTCAGCAGTTATTGTTGATTCTGCGAGTAAAATTAATGTTTGGAATGTAGATAATTTAAGCCTAGATGCAAATACAATTTCATCTACTGATACAGATGGAGACATTGTAATTGACCCAAATGGTACTGGGGAAATTGTTGTTCCAGATGATACATATTTAACTTTTGGTACAAGTAAGGATACTAAAATTAAATATGACGAAGCTACTGACGATAGACTAGAAGTAACTGGTGCTGATTGGAATTTTGCATCTGGTGTTGCAATCAGTGTTAGTGATAGTACTGCATCCACAGATACAACTTCTGGAGCTTTTGTTGTATCTGGTGGAGTTGGTATTGGAGGAAATCTAAATGTAGGTGGTTCCTTAAATTCTGGATCTTTAACTGTAATTGATTTTACAGCTTCTGGAGATTTAACAGTTCAAGGTGGAGATATTAATGTAATTGCAACCGCAACAAATATTAATATTAAAGATAATACTCCTAGTGCTCTTGCAATTAAAGAAGGTACTAATGAATATATTAAAATTGACACTACAGATGGTTTTGAATTAATTACATTAGGAACTTCAAATGTTGTTATTTCTAATGATTTGTCAGTTAATGGTGGAGATCTTACAACAAATCAAACTACATTTAATCTATTAAATGCAACTGCTACTACAGTAAATGCATTTGGTGCTGCAACCACTATTAACATTGGTACTTCTGCAACTACTACAGACTTTGGTGATTTAAAAATTAATGGATCTACTATTTTTGGAGATGAAAATGGTCAAACTATTACCCTTGATCCTTATCCTGCTGGTGGAGACGCTGGTGGTGATGTCGTTGTCAGGGGTAACTTTAAGGTAACTGGTACTACAACTACGGTAAATTCTACCGTAATGACAGTAAATGATCCAATCTTTACCTTAGGTGATGCTATCAGTGAAAAGGTACTAAAAAATTCTGCATCTAATGGTGCAACTACACTAACACTTGATAATACAACAGGTTTAAACACTGGCGATATTATCACTGGAGATGCAAATATTCCTGCAAATACTACAATTACAGTAGATAATGCAACACAAGTAACATTAAGTGCTGCATTGACAGGTGGGATTGCAGCTGGAACTACTCTGACCTTCACTCAAGGTGCAGATGATAACATGGATCGTGGTATTGAATACAGATACTACAACGGAAGCCTTAAGACTGGATTCTTTGGTTATGATGAATCTGGAATCTCTGAGGATGTAACCACATATTATTTCACATATATTCCAGATGCAACAAATAGTGGAAACGTATTTACTGGAACAAGAGGTAGTGCATACTTCAAGACTGTAAAGCTTGATGATGGTGTTCTAAATGGTGTTGCATTCTTTGATCAGTATAAGAGACTAACTAGAACAGTAGCAGCAGGAACTTCTGATGCAACTACTTCTAATCAAATTTTAACTGTAGATGGATCTGGAGTTCCTGTTTGGACTACAACTCTTGACGGTGGAACCTACTGATAAATAATTAAAACCATGAGGTAATTATGAATCCAGATGAAGTAAACAATTTGTTGTCAGTCATGCAAAAGAAAATAAATGATCTGACATCTCAAAATATTATGCTTGAAGCTAAGGTAATTTACCTTAATAATATTGTAACTTCACTGCAAAAACAAGTTCCTGTGTCTGATGGAGGATCTTTCGGTGAATCTTCTGACACAGAAACTAAAGAACCAGTAAAATCTAGAAGGTCAGCATAATGGCAAAACCAAGTAGCAGAGTACAATTAAAAGAATATTGTCTTCGTAAACTTGGTAAGCCAGTGATTGAAATTAACGTGGACGATGATCAGATTGAAGATCTAATTGATGATACCATTCAACTCTTCAATGAAAGAGCATATAATGGTATGGAGAGAACGTATTTAAAATATAAACTTAGTCAAGAAGATATTGATAACGGGAAGAAAAGAAACTTCACTACAACTACTACAGATACCAACGAATCTGATAATTCTAGAACTTTAAATTTTGAAGAAGGTAGAGGATATTTAACAATACCAGATCACGTTATTGGTGTGCAAGGTATTTTTAAAGTATCAAATGCTTTTGTCAATAATATGTTTGGTTTTAGATACCAGTTTTTCTTGAATGATTTTTATAACTTTTATTCTTATGATATCATGAATTATTACATGGTATTAACTTATCTTGAAACTCTGGATTTTATGTTAGAGGGTAATAAAGATATTAGATATAATAAAGTTCAAAATAGATTGTACATTGATTTAGATTGGGGTATGCAATCTAAAGATGATTTTATAGTTATTGATTGTTATAGAGCTTTAAATCCAAATGAATTTACAAAATTATATGATGAAATTTGGGTTAAGAAATATTTGACTGCATTAATCAAAAAACAATGGGGGCAAAATTTAGGTAAATTTGAAGGAATTCAAATGCCAGGTGGAGTTACATTTAATGGCAGACAATTTTATGATGATGCAGTACAAGAAATAGATAAATTAGAAGAAACTTTAATGACAACTTATTCTTTGCCACCACTTGATATGGTAGGATAATGAAAAACGTTTACTTTTCACATGGAACTTCATCTGAACAGAGACTCTATGAAGATTTAATCATAGAGTCTCTGAAAATATATGGATTTGATGTTTATTATCTTCCAAGAGAAATTTCTCAAGATGATAGATTATTTGGAGAAGATCCACTTGCATTGTTTGATGAAAACTACATGATCGAGATGTATGTGTCAAACTATGAGGGTTTCACTGGAGAAGGAACCCTGTTAACTAGGTTTGGTGTACGAATTGCAGAAGAAGCTACGTTTATTATATCAAAAAGACGTTGGGAAGATTTAATATCATCTTCTAATAATTTAATTTCTAGTAAAAGACCTAATGAAGGAGACGTAATTTATTTCCCACTAACAAATCAATTATTTCAAATTAAATTTGTAGAACATAATAAACCATTCAGGCAATTAGGACAGATTGCAACTTATCAACTAGTTTGCGAAGTAATGGAAGATTCCAGTGAAAGATTTGAAACTGGAATTGATGAGATTGATAATATTAGAAGAGATGAAGGATATTCTATTACGTTTAATTTAACAGAAGGTATAAAACAAATCAATGTTCTTACAAGTGGAACTGGATATACTGCGTCTGGAACTACTATTACAATAGGATCTATATATGGTGCATCTGGAGCAACAGCTGCAGCAACAGTCTCCTCGGGAACAATTACTGGAGTAAAAGTTATTGAACCTGGAACTGGATATACAACTGTTCCATCAGTTACTATTAATGGTGCTGGAACTGGAGCTACTGCACAAGCAGTGTTAGCTCTCAAAGGAAATTATAAAGTTGGTGAAATAGTAATTGGTTCTAAAAGTAATGCAAGAGGAAAAGTTATTCGATATGATATTTCAAACAAGGAATTAGAACTTATAGATATAGTAGGAACATTTGTGGATAATGAACTTCTTGTTGGACAAACAAGTAATGCTCAATGGATCACAAATTCATTTAGTTCTATAGAAAATCAAAATGATGATTTCAATGAAAACAAATGGTTTGAAGATCAAGGTAACACACTTGTTGATTGGTCCGAAAGAAATCCATTCGGTGAATATACAAATATGGGAGACTTCTAATGTTAGGCACACATTTTTATAACGAATCTATTCGCAAAACAATTATTGGTTTTGGAACATTATTTAATAACATTGAATTACAACGAAAAGATAAACTTGGTTCTGTTCAACAAACTATTAAAGTTCCATTGGCATATGGTCCAATTGAAAAATTTCTTGCAAGGGTTGAAGCTGAACCAGATTTAGATAAGAGACGACCAACTCAAATTCAATTACCTAGAATTTCATTTGAAATGAAAGGAATTTCATATGATCCATCTAGGAAACTTGGACCAACTCAGGTTTGCAGGACTCCAAAAGACGGAGAAACTGACATAACATATTCTCATTATATGCCAGTTCCATATAATTTAGATTTTGAAGTTGCAATTATTAGTAAGAATAATGATGATGCAGTTCAAATTTTAGAACAGATTCTACCTTTCTTTCAACCATTTTTTTCAGTCACAATTAATATGGTAAGTGAAACAGATGAGAAAAAAGATATTCCAATCTTATTAAATAATGTTTCTATTCAAGATGATTATGAAGGAGATTTCAAAGTAAGAAGAACAATTATATATACTTTAACTTTTACAGCAAAATCATATATCTACGGTCCAATTACGACTTCAGATGTAATTAAGAAAGTTAATGTTGATATTGGAACTGCAATTAATGCAAATCGTTATATTACCTATAGTGCAACGCCAAAAGCACTTGAAGATTTAAATAATGATGGACAGATTAATGCAGATGATGATCTACTAGTTGAACCAGAAGATAATTTTGGATTTAATGAAATTTGGACAGAATAATTATGTCATCATACGATAACTTAGATGATGTATTCAATATAGTTCCACAAGATTCCGAAAAGGAATTAACTACTGTGGAAGTAGATTCAGATCTAGATCATATTGAAGCAGACTATCAGTATAGTAGAAATCAACTATACAAATTAATTCAGAAAGGTCAGCAAGCTATAGATGGTATTATAGATGTAGCCTCAAGTAGTGATCACCCAAGGGCTTATGAAGTAGCATTTCAAGGGATGAAACATGTCTCTGATATGACTGACAAACTTATTGATCTACAAAAGAAAATGAAAACAATTGAAGGGGATGTTCCACAGAAGGGACCATCTACTATTAACAATACTATGTTTGTTGGATCTACTGCAGAACTTCAAAAGTTTCTAAAACAATCAAAAATAAATAATATAGAAGAATAGGAGTATTTTAATGTCTGTACTTAAAGTCGTGCAAAATATTGCTGCAGTAGCTTGCACTGGTGGTAATGCTGTTCAATCTGCAGCCGTCATTGTTAAAAGTGGAATTTATCGTTTCACTGCTGATACAAGTGACGCAATCCATGTTGCTTGGGGTGGCAATCCAACTGCAGTAGATGGAAATGACTTTCATATTCCAAAAGAGAATTCTGAGATTGTGAAGTGTGCAACTCCCAAAAAAGTAAGAATTACTTCAATCACTAAAGGAGCAACAAATACTGTAATGAATATTCCACTTGATACTGGTACTCCTGGACATCCTTTTGCAGTTGGTGATTATGTAACTCTCACTGGATCTTCCGTTGCTGCATATAATACTGGAATTGCACACTTAGCAGTTACAGCAGTTACCGATACTTCAATTACAGTTGCACTAGATTCATCTGAATATGCTGCATTCACTGGAACTGCAACTCTTTCTAATTCAATCAAGTTTTCTGTAAAGCCTGATGGAAATGGTGCTGCTACAGGACACATCACTGAAGTACAGATTGTAGGTGGATAATGGCACAAAAAAGAGTTCCTACTGAAAAAGAGATTGCCAAAAAACATGGCGTATCTGTAGATTATGTTACACGACAAGCTGAGATAGGCTCTACAGTAGAAAGAGAGCATGTCACCAAGCATGACGAAGCCTACAATATTGCACTTCAGCATATAGCAGAATTTCCAGATTACTACAAGCATTTACTCAAAATGGAAAAGAAACTCAAGGGAGAATGGAAAAATGGAAAAAAAGCCGTTAAAGAAGAAAAAGAAGAGACTCGTTATTGCCATCTTTGCGAAAAGCCAGAAAAAAAATCTGAATGTTCTTATGGACCTAGTGCATGGGAAATGAACACTAGTCTTTTGAACATGCAAGAAGATCATAAAGAAATTGCATCTGGAAAGATGAAAGATCATGAAGGTTACATGGCAAAACTTGAATTGGATCAAATGGAAAGATCTATTGCCATGCTTCGCAAAGTTATTCGCAAATCAAATCAACAACTTCCAGCTTGGGTGCAATCTAAAATTACCAGAGCTGCTGATTTTGTAGATACTGCTGCAGAATATCTTTCATCTGATGAAAAATTAAGTGAACAAAAATCATTTTCACAGTTTGTGAGAGAGGCTAGTTTTGAAATTGATCCCGAACATAATAGATTCAAAAAACAAAAAAAGATTAGAGATCTTGCAGTTAGAACCAACAATCGTGGAGAAAGGACAGCTGCAGAAAGAAAAATAACAGGACCAGCTTATCAAAAACCAAAACCACAAAAAACTGTGTATATTCAACGAAGCGGTCAATTAAATACTGAGGGGGCTGCATGGCAACGTAAAGAAGGTAAAAATCCCACAGGAGGACTAAATGCTGCAGGTAGAGCTTCTGCTAAAAAACAAGGAATGAATTTGAAACCTCCAGTTACTAAACCACCTTCAGAATTAAATCCAGATTCAGAAGCAGCTAAAAGAAGAAATTCATTCTGTGCAAGAATGGGAGGAAATCCTGGACCAATGAAAGACGAAAAAGGTAGACCAACAAGAAAAGCATTAGCTTTGCGTAAATGGAATTGTTAATTTAAATTAAACATTATGAGTGAAAGATCTAGTTATAAAGGTAATCCTAATTTAAAACCTTCTAACGTACAAATACAATTTACTTCTGAGCAATTAGAAGAGTATTTAAAGTGTCAAGAAGATCCAATTTATTTTGCGAAAAAATATATTAAAATTGTTTCTCTTGATGAAGGTCTAGTGCCTTTTAAGATGTGGGACTTCCAGGAAAAGTTGATTGATAATTTTCACAAGCATAGATTCAATATTGCAAAGCTTCCTAGGCAAACTGGTAAGTCAACAACTGTTGTCTCTTACCTACTTCATTATGCTCTTTTTAATCCCAACGTAAAAATAGCGATTCTTGCAAACAAAGCGGAGACCTCAAGGGAACTTCTATCCAGATTGCAGTTATCATACGAAAACCTACCTAAATGGCTACAGCAGGGAGTGGGTTCTTGGAACCGTGGCTCGCTTGAACTAGAAAACGGATCGAAGATTATTGCAGCATCTACTTCCTCATCTGCAGTCCGAGGTAACTCTTTTAACATCATCTTCCTTGACGAGTTTGCGTTCATTCCAAACCATATTGCAGAACAGTTCTTCAGTTCTGTATACCCAACTATTTCGTCTGGTAAGACAACCAAAGTTATTATCATTTCCACTCCAAATGGAATGAACATGTTCTACAAGTTCTGGCATGATGCAGAACGAGGAAAGAACAGTTATACCCCACTTGAAGTTAACTGGTGGGATGTTCCAGGTAGAGACCAAAAGTGGAAAGAAGAAACTATTGCAAACACTTCTCAGAGGCAGTTTGAGCAGGAGTTTGAATGCACATTCTTAGGATCTGTTGATACTCTCATCAATCCAAATAAATTACGTTCAATGGTTTATGAGGACCCACTAAAACGAAGTGGGGGACTAGATATCTATGAAGAGGTTATTGAAGGCCATGATTATGTAATGACTGTTGATGTTGCACGAGGAGTTGGAAATGATTACTCTGCATTTGCTGTTGTAGATGTTACTACAATTCCATATAAATTAGTAGCAAAATATAAAAATAACGAAATTAAACCAATTCTGTTCCCTAATATTATTGATACAGTAGGACGTAATTATAATAACGCCAACGTATTAGTAGAAGTTAATGATATTGGTGGACAGGTAGCTGACATTCTTCAGTTTGATTTAGAGTATGACAACTTGCTCATGTGTGCAATGAAAGGTCGTGCAGGTCAGATTGTAGGCACTGGATTTTCAAATAAAGCACAGCTAGGTGTAAAAATGACCAAAGCTGTGAAAAAATATGGTTGTGCTAATTTAAAAGCATTGATTGAAGATGATAAGTTATTAGTTCCAGACTATGATATTATTAGTGAATTGACAACGTTTATCCAAAAAAGTGATACCTTCAATGCAGAAGAAGGTTGCAATGATGACCTTGCGATGTGCCTTGTAATTTTCTCTTGGTTATCCACTCAACCTTACTTTAGGGAGCTTACTTCAAATGACGTTAGGAAAAGAATTTTTGAAGATCAAAGAGAGGCTATCGAGCAGGATATGGCTCCATTTGGTTTTATATTGGATGGCTTGACTGATGATGAGACTACATTTGTAGATACTAAAGGAGACTATTGGGTGTCTGCAACAGATAGCAAATGGAATGTTGATGAATATGGTGACATGGCGTACATGTGGGAGTATAAGTGACCTCAAAATATAAAGATAAATAAATAGTTTTGAGAAAAAAAATCTCATAGAGGTAATAAACATGGCGTTTGCTTCACCTGGAGTATCTATCAAGGAAGTTGACTTAACTCCTACAATTAATGTATCTGACCAAAATATTGGAGCAGTTGTAATTGCTGCCGAAACTGGTCCTGTAGATACTGTAACTTTTGTTACTAGTGAAAAGGAATTAGTAGACACATTTGGTAAACCAAATGATAATAACTACGAGTCTTGGTTTGCTGCATCAACTATCATTCAGTACGGTGGTATTGCAGCTGTAGTTAGACCAACAAGTTCAAACATTGTACTAAACTCTTCATCTGATGCTGGATTAGCTAGCTTCATCATCAAGAGCAAGTTTGATTTTGATAACTACAGTGGAACCGCATTCAAATTTGCTGGCAGAAGTGCAGGTTCACTATTCAATTCAATTAAAGTAGTTGCAGTTGATCATGGTGCAGATCAAGTAATCACTTATACTGGAGCAGATCCTTCAGTAGTTGCTGGAGATGCAATTAGAATTCTAAATGGCGGAACTCTACTTGGCACTGGATGGATCTATAAAGTAGACCCCACTGCAAATACACTCCACATTATTCTAAATGATAGTACTAAGAGAATTCCATCCACTGGAACTGCTACATATAGCATCACAGATAATGCTGGAACTCCTGTAGTTCTAGTTGCAGCTGGAGAAATTGGATCAGTAAATAATACTTACTACGATACTCTTGAGTATGCATCTGGATTAAAGTGGAGAGATGTAGCACCTCAGCCAGGAACATCTGCGTCAGTAGCCGCTAAAGGCGGCAAGTTTGATGAAATGCACATCCTTGTTATTGATGAAGATGGTAATATTTCTGGCACTCCAAATACAATTCTAGAAAAATATCTATTTGTTTCAAAAGCAAAGGATGCAAGCACTCTAGATGGATCACTAGTGTATTTCTATAGCGCAATCGCAGAAAGATCCAAGTACATCTTCCCAGGATATTCAACTGAATTAGATTTTATTAGCACTTCAAAAATTACACTAGAAGGAGTAACTAATACATCTATTGGAGAAACAAATAGTGCAAATAAGGTCTTTTCTCCAATTTTAAACGCAGGCTCTTCAGTTCTAGGTTTCAGTCTAACAGGTGGTACTGACTATGACTTTACTAATGATGCTTCTGACATCGCAGCAGCAGTAACTAATGGATATGAGCTTCTCAGAGATTCTGAAACATTCAATGACGTAGATTTTCTAATCCCAGGTAGCATCAACCTTGATAGAGCAGCTAAGCTAATTGACATCGCAGAATCAAGAAGAGATTGTGTAGCAGTAATTTCTCCAAGAAGATCTGATGTAATTAACAGCTCAACCAGTGATGTTAAAACTGAAAACATTGTAGATTTCTTCAGTGGAATTGCAAGTAGCTCATTTGCAATGTTCGACTCTGGATATAAGTACATCTATGATAAGTTTAATGACACATATCGCTACGTACCTTGTGCTGCTGACGTTGCAGGTCTTTGCATTAATACTACTATTAATTCAGAAACTTGGTTCTCACCAGCAGGTTATAACAGAGGCAATCTAAGAAACGCAACCAAACTTGCATATTCACCAAAACAATCAGAAAGAGACAGACTCTATACAAATAGAATCAACCCAATTGTTTCCTTCCCAGGTCAAGGCATTGTTCTCTTTGGAGATAAGACTGCACTATCTTCTCCTAGTGCTTTCAATAGAATTAATGTTCGCAGACTGTTTATTGAAATTGAAAAGAACATTGCAAGATTCTCTAAATTCCAGCTATTTGAAATTAATGATGAAGTAACCAGAAGTTCATTCAAAGCTGCAGTAGAGCCTTACCTCAGAGGGGTTCAAGGTAGAAGAGGAATTTATGATTTCCTTGTTGTATGTGACGAAACTAATAATACTTCTGATGTCATTGATAGAAATGAATTTAATGCTGAGATTTATGTTAAACCTGCGAGAAGCATTAACTTTATTACCATTACCTTTACTGCTACAAGAACTGGTATTTCCTTTGGCGAACTAACTCAGTAATTAATTTTTTGTAAACCATCTAGGAGAACACAATGGCTAAGAGTATCTCAGATTTCAAATCATATTTAAAAAAAGGTGGGGCAAGACCTAACCTATTCCTCGTTAGATTAAATTTTCCATCACAACTTAACCAAGTTTTAGATATTGAATCCCGTGGTGGATCTTCAGCTGGAAATTTAACTACTCAAGCTGAATTTTTAGTAAAAACAGCTCAAATTCCAGCATCAAACATTGGAACTATTGAAGTTCCATATCGTGGAAGAATGCTTAAAGTTGCTGGAGATAGAACTTTTGAACCATGGTCAGTAACAGTTGTAAATGATGGCAATTTTGAAATTCGTAAAGCATTTGAAACTTGGTCAAGAGGAATTAATGCACTAACTGAAAACGTATCTCAGTTAGGTTATGGTGCAGATGGTGGAGCATCTTATTGTGTAGACATGACTGTATTCCAACTCAGCAGAGATGGACAAGCTCCAAGTAGAACACCAGACAGCAATAATTCTGGAACAGATGGAATGGAAACCATTCGTGCATATAAGTTTTATGACGCATGGCCTTCAGCAATTTCTTCAATTGATCTTTCTTTTGAAGCAAATGACCAAATTGAAGAGTTTACTGTAGAATTTCAGTACAACTTCTTTGAAGTTACCAAGGATAAAGTTTGATACTAAATACTATATAAAGAGTTTTTAGGATTATTATGACTCAATTATTTGGTTTCTCAATTGAAGACAGAAAAAAGAAACCAGCAAAGGCGTTTTCACCAGCGCCTCCTAATGATGATGATGGCACCTCAGTAGTAGCTGCAGGTGCCTATTTTGGTCAATACCTAGACTTAGACGGTGTTGGTCAGCACAACAACGAATTTGAGCTGGTTAGAAAGTATAGAGAAATTGCATTACACCCAGAAATTGATAGTGCTATTGATGATATCATTAACGAAGCAATCAGCAGTGATTTAGATTATGCTCCAGTAGCAGTAGAACTATCCACATTAGAAGCTAGTGATAAAATTAAAAAATCAATCAAAGAAGAATTTGGTAATATTTTAAGACTACTAAGTTTTGATAAAAAGTGCCACAATATCTTTCGTCGCTGGTATATTGACGGAAGGTTATATTACCATAAAATCATTGACTTTGATAAACCAAAAGAAGGAATCAAAGAATTAAGATATATTGATTCCCTCAAAATTAAAAGAGTACGAGAAATTAAAAGGCAAAAAAATGTAGATTCTCTAACCACCATGGAAGGTCAGAAGTATGACTATGGTGAGTTTATTGAGTATTACATTTATTTCCCAAGAGGCTACAAAGGTTCAGACGCCAACGGAATTAAAATTTCAAATGATGCAGTTACTTATGTAACATCTGGATTGTTTGACCACAACAGAAATATGGTTCTTAGTTATCTGTACAAGGCAATTAAGGCTGTAAATCAACTTAGAATGATTGAAGATTCACTAGTAATTTACAGATTATCTCGTGCTCCAGAGCGTAGAATTTTTTATATCGACGTAGGCAATTTACCTAAAGTAAAAGCAGAGCAGTATCTACGAGAAGTGATGGGTAGGTATAGAAATAAACTCGTATATGATTCTGCTACTGGAGAAATTCGTGATGATCGCAAGCATCTAAGTATGCTTGAAGATTTTTGGCTACCAAGACGAGAGGGTGGTCGTGGCACAGAAATCACTACTCTTCCAGGTGGACAAAACCTTGGAGAACTTGAAGATGTCAAGTATTTCCAGAAGAAACTCTACAAGTCACTAAATATTCCTCTCTCAAGACTAGAGCAAGAAAGCTCATTTACCATTGGTAGAACTAACGAAATCACTAGAGATGAACTTAAGTTTGCTAAATTTGTTGGTAGACTCCGTAAGCGTTTTAGTGAACTATTCCATGATCTTCTCAGAACTCAGTTAATTCTAAAGGGAATTATTACTGCAGATGATTGGGAAGAAATGAAAGAATTTATTCAGTATGATTATATTTTTGATAATCATTTTACTGAACTAAAAAATTCTGAGATGATGAATGATCGTCTCAATATTGTCAATCAAGTTGAGCCATATCTTGGCAAATATTTTTCAGTTGAATATGTTCGTAGACAAATTCTTAAGCAGACTGATGATGAAATTGAAGAAATTGATATGCAAATTGAGAATGAAAAACAACTTGGAATTATTCAAGATCCGAATGCAATGATGATGGATCAGCAAGGTATGCTTCCACCTGGCCAAGATCAAGCCATGCAAGGTGATATGGCTGCATCTGGTGAAGCTGGACCTGCTGGAGGTGGCATGTCTGGTGGTTCTGGTGGAGCTAACGGAACTGGGTTGGATGCGGAGTTTAAAAAATTTGTTTCTCCGTCAGATTACGGAAAGGGCAAATTTTAATAAATAGTTATTGTAATTTTTATACATTATTGAGGTTTTTATGTCTTTGTCACAAGAAATTGTTGATAGCATTATTGCTAGAAACAATGTAAATGCAAATGAAAAAATTTATGATGCACTATATGGAATAGCTTCCGATAAAATTGGAATGCGAAGAGTTGAACTTGCTCAGAATATGTTTGCATCAGGTAATTATGAAGATGAAGATGATTACTATGAAGAGGGTGAAGAAGTAGTCGAATATGAAGATGAAGATCAAGAACCAGAAGACGAGTACGAACAATGAAACTAATCACAGAAACTATCGAAAATATTAGGGTTATCACCGAAGAAAAAGGTGGTAAAAAAAACCTATATATTGAAGGAGTATTTCTTCAGGCGGAATTAAAAAACCGCAATGGTCGCATGTACCCAATGGAAACTCTTAATAGGGAAGTTGGTGCATATAATGAGAATTATGTTGCGAAAGGTCGTGCTCTAGGTGAACTGGGTCATCCAGATAGCCCAACAATCAATCTAGATAGAGTATCTCATAAAATTGTTTCTCTCTGTGCAGAAGGAACAAATTTTATTGGAAAGGCTCAAATTCTAGAGACTCCAATGGGTAAAATTGCCAAGTCTCTTCTTGAGTCTGGTGTTACACTCGGAGTTTCCTCACGAGGCATTGGTTCTATTGAGGAAAGAAATGGAGTAAACGTAGTAAAAGATGACTTCATGTTATCTACTGCTGCAGACATTGTTGCGGATCCTTCTGCTCCAGATGCTTTTGTGCAAGGTATCATGGAAGGTAAAGAATGGATTTGGAACAATGGAATGTTAGAGGAAAAAGTAATTAATAGTTACAGACGAGCAATTAATAATGCATCTTCTAACAATTTAACTGAAAGAAAACTACAAGTTTTTGAAAGTTTTCTCCGTAATATCAAAATTTCATAAATAATAGTAGAAAATATCACATATTCTAGAGGGTTTTTTCGATGTCCAATGTATTAGATACAGAATTTGACGAATTTCTAGAAGAAGGAAACGTTGTCACTGCTCACGCAAAACCAGGAGACCGCATGGAAAAATTACAACACAGCACTCCTGGCCAGGGTGCATCACCAGAAGAACTAGGTGGCTCATCTACCACCAAGCCAGAAGGTGATGAGATTGGCAAAAAGGCTTCTTCCAGAATGAGAAAGTCATCTTCTAAAGTAAATGCTGGTGCAAAGTCACCAGATGGAATGGCTCGCCTTCAAGGCTCAGCTCCTGGTCAAAAGGGAATGAGAGAAGAGGAAGAGTTAGAAGATGATGAGCTAATTTATGAAGCTCAAGAAGATGATGAAGAAGATGAAGATGAAGATGAAAAGGAAGATGAGAAAAAATCTTCTAAAAAACAAAAAACAGAAATGAAAGCAGAAGAGATTGAAGTCGATATCACCGATGATCTCAATGCACTCTTCCACGGAGAAGAACTCTCCGAACACTTTATGCAAAAAGCTGCAACTATTTTTGAAGCAGCAGTAAAGGCTAAAGTAGTTGAAGAAGTTCAAAAGTTTGAGGCACTATACGAACAGCGTCTAATCGAGGAAATCGAAGAAATCGCTGAGTCTCTAGAGACTCGTGTAGACGCTCACCTTGATTATGTTGCTGAGCAGTGGATTGCTGAGAACCAGCTTTCCGTTGACAATGGCATCAAGACCGAAATTGCTGAAAATCTAATGCAAGGTCTTGCAGACCTCTTTATGGAGAACAATATTGATCTTCCAGAAGAGCAACAAGATGTAGTTGCCGAAATGGCAGCTAAACTAGATGAGATGGAGGAAAAACTCAACGAACAGATTGAAGTCAATGTTGAGCTAAACCAAGAAATCGGATCCTATATTAAACATGGAATTATTGCAGAAGTATCCGAAGGTCTAGCAGAAACACAGAAAGAAAAACTGTTCAACCTTTCAGAAGGTGTTGAGTTTATGAGTGAAGAATCTTTCCGTGGCAAGATTGAAACTATTAAGGAAAATTATTTCCCTAAGACTCAATCTAATTATGTGGAAGACCTCGTTGAAAAGAATCAAGACTTCTATGAGGGACCAATGGCAGCATATGTAAATGCTGTATCCAGATGGGCTCAGTGATAGTCTAGATTTTTATAAATATTAATAGATTCCTAACAAATAAATTTAACAACCAAGGAGTTTACCCCCAATGTTTAATTCAGAACAGCTACAAAGAAAATGGGCTCCTATTCTGGAGCATAATGATCTAAGTCCAATTACAGACAGATATCGTAAAGCAGTAACCGCAGTTCTACTTGAGAACCAAGAGCAATTCCTCCGTGAAGAGCGTGGTGTTCTTTCAGAAGTTGCTGTAAACAGCACTGGTTCATTCACTGCAGGTGGTGCTGGTGTAGGCGCACATGGCTTCTCAGGTAGTGCAGCTGCTGCTGGTCCAGTTGCTGGTTTTGATCCAGTTCTAATCAGCCTAATCCGCCGTTCAATGCCTAAGCTAATTGCTTATGACATTTGCGGTGTTCAGCCAATGAGCGGTCCTACTGGACTAATCTTCGCAATGCGTGCTCATCGTGGTACTGACCGTAATGGTAATGGTGCTACTCCAAACGTATTTGACAACGAGACTTTCTTCAACGAAGTTCCAACTGGCTTCTCTGCTGCTGGTGGTGCATACTCTGCTGCAACTGGCGAGACTGCAACCAACCCAGGTGTACTAAACGCTGCTTCTCCTGGTGATTATGCTGCTGTAGGTGCCATGAACACCAACCTCGCAGAAGCTCTAGGTGAAAGCGGAAGTGAGTTCCGTGAAATGAGCTTCTCAATCGAGAAGACCACTGTAACAGCAAAGAGCCGTGCTCTAAAAGCTGAGTACACCCTAGAACTCGCACAAGACCTCAAGGCTATCCATGGTCTTGATGCTGAGACTGAGCTTGCAAACATCCTAAGCTCAGAGATTCTAACTGAAATCAACCGTGAAGTTGTACGTACCATCTACGTAACCGCTAAGCCTGGTGCTCAGAACAACGTAGCTAACGCTGGTACTTTCGACCTCGACGTTGACTCAAATGGCCGTTGGTCAGTTGAGAAGTTCAAGGGTCTACTCTTCCAGATTGAGCGTGATGCAAACGCAATCGGTCATGAGACTCGTAGAGGGAAGGGCAACTTCATCGTTTGTTCCGCAGACGTAGCAAGTGCTCTAGCTGCTGCTAAGGTAATGGATTACACCCCACTACTCAACACCAGCGACACCCCAGACGACACCGTATCAACTCTAGCTGGTACAATCAATGGTCGTATCAAGGTATATGTTGACCCATATTCCGCAAACATCTCTAACGATCACTACTATGTGATGGGTTATAAGGGAAGCAATGCATACGATGCAGGTCTTTTCTATTGCCCATATGTACCTCTCCAGATGGTACGTTCAATCGGCCAAGACACCTTCCAGCCAAAGATTGGCTTCAAGACCCGTTATGGCATGGTTGCAAACCCATTCGCAGGTGGTCTAACCCAGCGTTCTGGTGCTCTCCAGGCAAACGACAACGTTTACTACAGAAGAACCCGTGTGATCAATTTGATGTAATAACTAATTCACATAATTCAGGAGCCCCGAAAGGGGCTTTTTTTTATCTAAATAAATATAAAACTCCCATGGCTGCTAATTTTATAACTAATTCAGCGTGTCCAACTAATTTTTTAACAGGAGTTGGATTTCAATTTCAGCTAATTAAATATCCAAAAGTATCCTTCTTTTGCCAATCTGCAACTGTGCCTGGCATATCACTTTCAGTAGCAAATCAAGCAACAAGATATAATTACGTACCACATCCTGGAGATGAAATTAATTTTGATGACTTAAATATTCAATTTATAGTTGATGAGAACATGACCAACTACATCACTATGCACAATTGGGTTAGAAAATTAGGACATCCGTATTCATCAAGAGATATTCAACAACTTCCTGGGGAAGATCTAGAAGATAAAACTTATAGTGATGGGGTACTATTTGTTTTAGATTCTAATTTCAATAAAAAATTTAAAATCGTGTTTAGTGATTTATTCCCAACCAGTATTGGCGGATTAACTTTTCAATCCACTGCCACTGATGTGCAATATTTTACCGTAGATGCTACCTTTAAGTATACTATATACGATATATACGACATTAATGACAACAAATTATGATTGACATTGACTTTATTAAAGATCATTGGGCACAAGATTCCAAAATGGATGAAGACCTACTTGATCATGAATCTATCAAAATTCCACAACTTCATAGCAAGTATTTAAATTGGCTTTCTGATGTAAGGCTGTTTAAAATTAAAAAAGAGCAAGAGTATAAACGATTACTCAGAGAAAAGTTTGAGTACTACACTGGAAAATCAGACGCTCAAGTATACAGAGAAAAGCCGTTTGATTTAAAGATACTCAAACAAGATGTTCAATTGTATATTGATTCGGATGAAGAAATTCAGTCTGCTTTAAATAAACTAAATTATTATAAGGAGATGATATTTTTACTAGAAAGTATTCTTAGTAATATTAGTACTAGAGGCTTTCAAATTAAAAACAGCATTGACTGGCAGAAATTTATGCAAGGAAGTATTTAATGGCTGACGTTATTATCCAGAAGAAAAATGAAGTATATTTAACAGTAGAGTGCGAACCACATATTAAATATGAGTTGGCTGAATACTTTACATTTGATGTGCCTAATGCAAAATTCATGCCACAATTTAAAAATAGAATGTGGGATGGAAAAATTAGATTGTTTAGTCCTCATGAAGGAAAAATCTATGTTGGATTATATGACTATCTAACAGAATGGTTATGCATTAAAAAGTACACATACCTAGATCAAGACAATAAATTCTATGGTTTACCAAAAGATTCTAACCAAAACATCACTCCAGAGGGTTTAGTAGATTATATTAAATCTCTAAACATTCCATTTAAAGTTAGAGATTATCAATATAAGGCAATTTACGAAGCAATTAAAAATAATAGAAAACTATTACTATCTCCAACTGCTTCGGGTAAGTCATTAATGATCTATGCAATTGTCAGATATTATCTTGACAGAAATTTAAATGTACTTATTATTACTCCAACCACGTCTCTGGTAGAACAACTATCCAAAGATTTTCAAGATTATGGTTGGGGAGAGGAAGCACACAAAATTTATGCTGGCAAGTCTAAGCAGAGTATTAATCCAGTAACTATTACTACTTGGCAATCAATTTACAAATTACCAAAGAGTTTCTTTGAAAAATATGATGTAGTGATTGGAGATGAGGCTCATCAGTTCAAAGCCAAGTCCCTGATTACGATTATGGAAAAACTGCATAATTGTAAGCATAGAATTGGGTTCACAGGTACTCTGGATGGGTCCAACACAAATCAACTCGTATTAGAGGGGTTATTCGGTCCTGTTAACAAGGTTATTAAGACCAAAAAACTGATAGACAAGGGCTACCTCTCAAACCTCAAAATTAATATCCTCTTGCTTCAACATGGAGAATCTATGTTTGAGTCATATCAAGAAGAAATTGATTATATCTGCAAAGATGAAAAAAGAAACAACTACATTAAAAAGTTAGCTATCAATCAAGATGGTAATACTTTGATATTATTTGCTATGGTAGAAAAACATGGCAAGATACTTCACGAAATAATAAATAGTGATGTAGGCCATGAACGAAAAGTGTTTTTCGTATATGGTGGAGTTGATACTGAAGAAAGAGAATTAATTAGAAAATTAACAGAAGAAGAGTCAAATGCTATTATCATTGCTTCTTATGGCACTTTTTCTACTGGTATCAATATTCGTAATCTACACAACGTTATTTTTGCAAGTCCAAGCAAATCAAGAATAAGAAATCTTCAATCAATCGGTAGAGTATTGAGAAAAGGAGACAATAAATCAAAAGCAAAATTATTTGATATTGCAGATGATTTCTCTAAAGGAGATAAAAGAAATTATACTTTAAATCACTTAGTAGAACGAATTAAAACTTACTCAGAAGAAAACTTTGAGTACGAGATAATTCCAGTAAATTTTAAAAGGAAAGAACATGACTGAATTCTATGGAATAATTAAATTAATTGATGGAACAGAATTAGTTGGCAATGTAGTTGTATGTGAAGAAGAAGATGGATTTGTTGTAGAGAATCCGTTTGAAGTATCCGTAGAACCAATATCAACTCCTGCTGGAGAGATGTATAAAGTTGATATGAGACCTTGGATAAAGTTCTCTAAAGAAGATATTTTCTTTATTGAAAAGAATAAAGTCTTTACTGTAGGTGAAGCAGATAATAAAATATTAACTCTGTATCGTAGTACTCTAAAGAAGTATTTTAATCAAGATAATAACAATAGAGTATCACTAGATAAGGAATTAGGATTCAAGAATAAGATTGAAGAAGCAAGGAAGCTTCTAGAGAAGTCTTTTAAACTCAATATAGATCTCTAAAGAACTTAAAATAAAGTTTTGAACCCTGACAGAGTTATTATACACACATCCAGAGGTTTTGTCAACCCCCCCCTCCCCCTTGACAAACTCTAGGTATCGTGTTACACTGAGTACAATTGAAGTAAAAACCTTGAATGAAGAAAAAAGAACATTATGTAAACAATAAGGATTTTCTAGATGCCTTAATGGTTTACAGGAAAGAAGTTAAGCTAGCTAAAGAAGAAGGAAAGGAAAAACCAAAGGTTCCAAATTATATTGGGGAGTGCTTTCTGAAGATTGCCACTCACCTATCATATCGACCTAATTTTGTCAACTACATGTTTAAAGACGATATGATTTGTGATGGTATTGAAAACTGTCTTCAGTATATTGACAACTTTGATCCAGAAAAATCAACTAACCCATTTGCATATTTTACACAGATTATTTACTTTGCCTTTCTTCGCAGAATTCAAAAAGAAAAAAAACAGTTAGAAATTAAAACCAAGCTTCTAGAACGATCTGGATTCGATGAAGTATTTGCTGCAGACAGTTCTATTATGGGATTCAATATGTCTGATATGAATAGCATTAAGGAAAACCTAGAGTATCGCAACAACCGATGAGCATCTAAATGTATAAATAAAATAAACACTTTGATGCTATGGCTAATCAATTTACAAAAGATTCTCTTCCAAGAAGACAGCAAGCAAAGAAAAATGGCGATATTACATACCAAGGTTATAAGCCATGTGTTAAATGTGAAAATATCGAAAGATATACAAGTAATGGAAGTTGTGTTAAATGCGAAAGGGAAAAAGGATTGGTTAAACTTTTAGATGATGAATTAATGGCTCAATACCGAACTAAAGAAAAACACGCTAAAAATAGAGAAAGGAGAAGAGAAATTATTAGAGAAAATAGTAAACGTTATTCTCAAACAGAAAAAGGTAAAATTTGTTCTAATTTAAGTTCTTCTAATAGAAGAGCAAGAGTTCGTAATCAATTGCCAGATACAGCTGATTTTGAAAAAATTAAACAAATTTACGCAGAGTGCCGTAGAATAAGTGAAGAAACAGGAATTCCTCACGAAGTTGATCATATTGTTCCAATTTCAAAAGGTGGATTGCATCATCAAGATAATCTTCAAATATTAACTAGATTTGAAAACCGATCTAAAGGAGGTCAATTATTATGAGTTTAGTTGCTATCATAACAGACACCCATTATGGGGCTAGAAAAAATTCTAAAGAATTTCATGACTACTTTAATCTTTTTTATACTAATATATTTTTTCCGACTATAGAGAAACATAATATTACTACTGTATTTCATCTTGGTGATGCATTTGATAATAGAAAATCTATTGATTTTCAGAGTTTAGAGTGGGCTAAAAAAAATATTTTTGATAAACTAAAACATTGTTCCGTTCACATGTTAACTGGAAATCATGATTGCTATTTTAAAAATACTAATAGATTAAATGCACACAATCTACTATTAGATTCATATGATAATATTACAATCTATGATGAGATTTGTGATATTGATGTTCTAGGAAACACTATTACAATGGTTCCTTGGATTAACTCTGAAAACCAATTTAAGGTGATGAACCATTTAGAAAACACAAAGTCAGAAGTTCTGATGGGGCATCTAGAGATTAATGGATTTGAAGCTCATCCAGGGCATATGTTTGAGGGTGGTCTAGATAGAGATATTTTCTCTAAATTTAAGCGAGTTTATTCTGGTCATTTTCACCACAAGTCAAGAAGTGATAACATTTACTATCTCGGCAATCCATATGAAATGACTTGGAGTGATTATAACGAAGAACGTGGGTTCCATCTATATAATTTAGATTCCAGGAAACTTGAATTTATTCGTAATCCATTTAGAATGTTCAAGAAATTTTATTATGATGATGCGAAGAATGATTACACTAAAGCAGATCTATCAGAATATGCCGACAGCTACCTTAAAGTCATTGTAGAAAATAAAAACGATTTGTACACCTTTGATAAGGTAATTGAAAAATTCTATAATGTTGGAGTTCATGATCTAAAAATCATTGAAGACACTCAGGTATTTTCTGATCGAGATGACCAAGAAGTTGCAGAACATGAAGATACTCTGACTACTTTGCAACGATATATAGAAGATATGAAGAATAATTATGATAAATCTCAGTTGAAATCTATCATAAAATCTATCTATTTAGAAGCTTCTGAAATTCAGTAATGTATATACTAACTCTCAAAGACAGAAAAGAAGAAGGTGCATATGCAGTAGAAACTTCTGATGGAAGTAAAGTTTTGCAAATGTTTGTTGATGAGGACGATGCACTTCGATATGTTGGTCTTCTGGAAGCAGATGGTTTCCCTGAATTACAATTAGTTGAAATTGAGGAAGAAGATGCTGTGACTGTTTGTGAGAGTTTTGGATATAATTATTGTGTTATAACACCTGATGATTTTGTAATTCCTCCTGATACCATTTCCTATGATTTTATTTAAGTCTGTAACGTATTCTAATTTTCTTGCAGTTGGCAATACACCGATTACAATAAACCTAAATGATGCAAATACAACTCTAATAATTGGATCTAACGGTGCTGGTAAAAGCACAGTCATCGAGGCAATCGTATTTGCACTGTTCAACAAGTCCTTTCGCAAGGTCAATAAAAACCAACTTATTAACTCTATAAACGAGAAGGACTGTAAAGTAGACCTAGAGTTCAGTATAGGATCAAAAGAATACCGTATTATTCGTGGACTCAAACCAAACATCTTTGAGATTTGGATTGATGGGAAACTTTTAGATCAAGTTGCAGCAGCCTCCGATCAACAGAAGTATCTGGAACAAAACATCCTAAAGTTAAATTACAAATCATTTACTCAAATTGTAATTTTGGGATCCAGTACGTTTGTTCCTTTCATGCAACTTCCTGCAGCTCATCGTAGAGAAATTATTGAAGATCTTCTAGACATTCGCATCTTCTCGACAATGAATGTTATTCTAAAGGATCGAATTAAAACCAATAATGACAACATCAAAACCTTTGAGACTGAGATTCAGTTTTTAAAAGAAAAAGTTGGAATGCAAAAAGATCATATTGATTACATTACTAGTCAGTCTCAAAAAAGTATTGATGATAAAAAATCTCAAATACTAGATTACGAAGTGCAGATTAAAGATTGCAATGAAACATATGATAAACTTTGCCAAGAGTTAGAAGTAAAACACCAAGAACTTTCAGCTCTTCCAAAAATTAATATTAAAGACTTAGAGAAATACAAGACTAAATTTTCAACTAAATTATCAGACTATACTACTAACATCAAGTTCTATAATGAAAACGATGTGTGTCCAACTTGCCATCAAGACTTAACTGAAGAAGTTAAGGATACTCACATCTCAAAATGCAATGAAGAAATAGAAAAACTTGAAACTGCAATCCAAGAAGTAGAACTCAAAATTAAAGAGTCTCAGGTTATCATTGATAAATCTCAAGAGATCTTGACAGACATAAATGATTTGAATGTAAAAATTGCATCTCAAAATTACAATTGCAAGAGTCTTCAAAAGTTCATTGATGCACTAGATGATGAAATCAAAAAGATCAATGAGACAGATAAAGACATTGCAACTGAAAAGCAAAAACTAACAGCACTTGCTTCCGAAGGAGTAGTACTCAAGAAGCAAGTAGATAAAATGAAGAATAATAAAACTTACTATGAAATTGTTTCAACTTTATTAAAAGATACTGGAATCAAATCCAAGATCATCAAAAAATATTTGCCCGTGATGAATCAACTTATCAACAAATATCTCCAGATGATGGATTTCTATGTAAACTTTAATCTTGATGAGAACTTTGAAGAAACTATTAAATCTAGATTTAGAGATGAGTTTAGTTACACATCTTTCTCCGAGGGTGAAAAAATGCGAATTGATTTAGCATTGATGTTTACCTGGAGAGCAGTTGCCAAACTTAAAAACTCTGCCAGTACAAATTTACTTATTTTGGATGAAGTATTTGACAGTTCACTTGACACCTCAGGCACGGAAGATTTTCTAAAAATACTTCGTGGAATTGATAGTGACACAAATGTGTTTGTTATCTCTCACAAAGGTGACATGCTACATGATAAGTTTGAAAAAGTCTTACAGTTTGAAAAAGTCAAGAACTTTAGCAAAGTAAAAGAGCTATAAGCAATCCTTATGGTCCACCCCATTGACATGGTGGGGTGGACCTGTTACTATATGAGGACTGAATTGAGGCACCTATGTCCGACATCAAACAGTCCAAGAGTATTCTTGCTAAACTTTTGGCAACAGAAAACCTTACTGTTGAGCATCGTTCTGTTCCTACTGCAAGTTTTGATACCCATAATCGGGTTTTGACTCTCCCTATTTGGGAAGGTACTTCTAATGACGTATATGACCTTCTCGTAGGTCACGAAGTTGGTCATGCTATTTACACTCCAGATTTATATGGTAGTGACCTGAATCTTCCCCAGGGTTACTTGAATGTGGTTGAGGATGCTCGCATTGAGAAATTGATGAAGCGAAAGTATCCTGGTCTTGCTCGTGCATTTTATCGTGGGTATTCAGAACTTCATGATGAAGATTTTTTTGAAGTAAAGTCTATTGATATCAATTCACTTAAGTTTATTGATAAAATCAATCTACACTTTAAACTGGGCAATGTTACTTCTGGAGTGTTTATTAACTTCACCCCAGAGGAACAGGTAATTATTGGCAAAATTGCTAATGCAGAAACTTTTGATGACGTTGTTAATATTGTCAAGGAACTTGTAGAGCATACTGAACAACAAGTTGAACTTCAATTGTTTTCCAATGCAGGAGACTCAATGGAAGGTGAGATGGATGATGGTGATTCTGAACCCCAAGAGAATCAAAGTTCACAGAGTAATGTAAGTGATAGTCAGAATCAAACCTCTGCCCAATCAGATTGCGATAATAAGGAAGATACTCCAAAGGAATCTACTCCATCTTCTTCTAACAACTCTGGAAAGCAAGCAGATTTTACTTCTGATACCGATGAGGCATGGTCTAAGAATCAACAGCAACTTGCTAGTCTTACTGGAAATGCTTACATTTATTTGACTCCTCCGACTATTAATATTGATAATCATATTCTTGATTGGAAAGATTGTGTTAATGATCTTCCTGATATTTTTAAAGAACTGATTTCTGACGCAAATCATTCTGGATACAAGAATAAGCAGTATTACCAGAATATGTTCAATAAAGCAGAGAATGATTATAAAAATTACAAAGATGATTGCAAGAAATCAGTATCGTACCTGATTAAAGAATTTGAAATGAAGAAACGAGCAACCGAATATAATCGGTCTGCCACTGCAGGGACAGGCATCCTTGATACCAATAAAATGTATTCCTACAAGTGGAATGACGACATCTTCAAGAAAGTAACTGTGGTTCCCAAAGGTAAGTCTCACGGTCTAATCATGTATATTGATTGGTCTGGATCAATGCAAGGAAACCTAGTTGGTACTGTTAAGCAACTATTCAATCTAATTCAGTTTTGTAAAAAGACACAGATTCCTTTTGAGGTGTTTTCTTTTAATGATCGGAATGTAGCAAAGAACTATGGTCAAATGTCTCGCAATAAGCAGACTAAGATTGCAGATAATCAAATTTTCATCAACAATGATTTTCTTCTTGTTAATTTTCTAAGCAGTAAAATGAACACTGCTCAGCTTGAGAAACAGATGAAGAATATTTGGAAACTTGCACACGCTCTGGATCAGCAATCATATCTAACCTATAATTATAATCACTACGATCTAGGTAGCACTCCTCTAAACGAGTGTGTATTTGCAGCGATTGATGTTTTTGAAAAGTTCAAGAACACCTATAAAGTGGATAAAGTCAATACAGTCTTCTTGACTGATGGCGAATCCAACTCAGTTTCATATAATCGTCCATCTCATGGCAGTAAAAATATTGTTCATGCTGGTTGGCTACATGGTAATGAAGTTCTATGTCTTCAGGACAAAAAGAACAAGATTACTATGATGAACATTAGCAAGAATGGTAGCATTGGAATTACTGGTGCGTTTGTAGATTACTATCGTCAAGTAACTGGATCAAATGCTGTAGGATTCCGACTTATTGATTACTATGGTGCTAAGTCTTTTGTTTCTCGATACCTAACAGATGAGTTTTCAAATTGGACTGCAGTATCCCCCCAGTGGGCAAAAACTCGATCATTTACTGCAACTTCTTTGGGATACAACGAACTGTATTTTATTGAGATTGGCAACAGTACTCCTACAGACACTGTTTCTGCCACACAAACAAATCCATTGGCTACATTTAAAACTCAAATGAGTAAAAAGGCTTTTAATAAGATTATCTTATCAAAATTCATCGAGCAAATCGCTTGACACCCCACCCATTTTGCCCTATACTACTTTCATACCAAACGAGGTAACTTCATTATGACTCAAATGATTGATCAGCTTGTTCAAAATCTGACTGCTCTTTATGGCGAAACTGTGACTCGTCAACAACTAATTGAATATGCTGCAAACGCAGATACTTCACTTGCGTCTATTTGCAAAATTCTTGAGCCCAACAAAACTGGTCGTGGAGTCTGGAACTTGACTGTAACTGAACAACTTGAAAAAACCTTTAATTCTATGTCTGCAACTCCTGCTACTCCTGTAGTTAGCTTCATTCCTCAGAAAGACAAGAACTATGTCTCGTTTGGTAACTTTACTGATGTGAAGCGAATCATCAAGTCTGGGATGTTCTATCCTGTATTCATCACTGGTCTTTCTGGTAATGGTAAAACCGTCAGTGTAGAGCAAGCTTGTGCTCAATTGAAGCGTGAACTGATCCGTGTCAACATCACTATTGAGACTGACGAAGATGATCTGCTGGGTGGTTTCCGACTCGTTGATGGGGAAACTGTATGGCATGACGGTCCTGTGGTGAATGCACTGAAGCGTGGTGCAGTCCTTCTGCTTGATGAGATTGACCTTGCATCTAACAAGATCATGTGCCTGCAGTCTGTTCTTGAAGGTAAGGGTGTATTCCTTAAGAAGATCAATCAATATGTAACTCCTTCTGCTGGCTTTAATGTGATTGCAACTGCCAACACCAAGGGCAAAGGTTCTGATGATGGTCGGTTTATCGGCACCAATGTGATGAACGAAGCCTTCCTTGAACGTTTTCCTATCACGTTTGAGCAGCCTTATCCTTCGATGGCAACTGAGAAAAAGATTCTCATGAACCTGATGAATTCTTTTGAGGTTGTTGATGAGGAGTTTGTAGACAAACTGATTGTCTGGGCAGACACTATCCGTAAGACCTTCTATGACGGTGGTGTTGACGAGATTATTACTACTCGTCGTCTTGTCCACATTATTCAATCTTTTGCTATCTTCAAGAACCGCAAAAAAGCAATCAATGTTTGCATCAATCGCTTTGATGATGATACCAAGAGTTCTTTCCTGGATCTCTACAAGAACATTGATGCATCTGCTCTAGAGACTACTGAAGAAGGCGTAGTAGAACCCAACGAAGAGGAACTTGACAACGCCAACTGATTGATGTATACTAGGGGAGTTCTCTCCCCGTTTTTTATTCGGAGATTTAATTATGCAATGGAAGTACAACGAAGACAGAATCCTCAAGGACATCGAGGAGTATGTAGTAAGTACTTATGGAAGCCACTACTGTGGTCATGATGAAGAATATTCTGATGTTCAAACAATTGATCTGATGGCTGCAAAAGGTCTAGCACAGGATTTTTGTCAAGCCAATATTTTGAAGTATGGTTCCAGGTATGGTGACAAGGATGGACATAACAAACGTGATTTGATGAAAGTCATTCACTATGCAATGCTTCTTCTTCACTTTGACAAGCACTATTCTCGCACACAAAACGGTCTCCAGGAGTTCAAATCTGTATGAAAATTTCCAGTGAAACTTTGAATGTTCTAAAAAACTTCTCTACTATCAATTCGTCACTTGTAGTTAAAGCTGGGAGTGTTATTCGCACAGTATCTCCAGTAAAAAACATTCTCGCAGAGTACAACTGTACAGAGTCATTTGAGCAGAATTTTGCTCTGTACGATTTGAATGAATTTTTAGGTGGTCTTACTCTATTCAAAGATCCTGAGTTTGTATTTGATAACGCTAGCTACCTGACTATTAAAAGTGGTCGGTCAAAGGTAAAGTACTTTTTTTCTGATCCTAGCCTAATTACCAGTCCATCCGACAAGCAAATTCCCATGGATGGAGATAATGTAGAGTTTGAACTTGGGGAAGAAGTTCTGTCTTCTCTTTTGAAAGCTGCGAATGTTTACCAACTAAAAGATCTATCACTGATCAGTGAAGATGGTGAAATCAATCTTGTAGTTCGTAATAAAGATAACGATACTTCAAACAGTTTTTCGGCTAAGGTTGGGGAGACAGATAAAGAATTTGTTTTTAACTTTAAGATTGAAAACATCAAGATTATTCCTGATGTATACAAAGTTTTGGTTTCTCCCCAAAACGTTTCTCAGTTTATTAGCTCTAAGTACAATCTTCAATATTGGATTGCACTTGAGCCAGATTCCACATTCGGAGGTTGATTAAATGGTTCGTAATGATTTTTTGTGGGTGGAGAAACACAGGCCACAAAAAGTAAGTGATTGCATTCTTCCAAAAGATATCAAAGATACATTTCAGAATTTTGTAGAAAGAGGAGAAATCCCCAATCTGCTTTTATGTGGTCCCCCAGGCATTGGAAAGACTACAATTGCCAAGGCACTTTGTAACGAATTAGGAGTAGATTTTTATGTCATCAATGGATCTGATGAAGGACGATTTCTGGACACGGTACGGAACCAAGCAAAAAACTTTGCTTCGACCCTATCACTTCAAGGAAATGGTAAACCAAAAGTCATTATCATTGACGAAGCAGATAACACAACCAATGATGTTCAACTCCTCCTACGGGCTAATATTGAGACGTTTCATAACAATTGCAGGTTCATCTTCACATGCAACTACAAGAACAAGATCATTGAACCGCTACAATCTAGGTGTGCCGTCTTCGACTTCACTATCGCAGGAAAGGACAAACCAAAGGTTGCAGGAGAATTCTTCAACCGTATCAGGACTATTCTTGAGGAAGAAGGTATCCAGTATGATACGAAGGTTGTTGCAGAAGTAATCAATAAGTTTTTTCCAGATTGGCGTAGGGTATTGAATGAGCTTCAGCGGTATGCATCTGGTGGAGTTATTGATAGTGGAGTCCTTGCTTCTGTCGGTGATATTAACCTAAAAAATCTTGTCAATTCCCTGAAAGAAAAGAACTTCAAGGAAGTACGCAGGTGGGTTGTGGAGAATCTTGATAATGATGTAAACTCTATCATTCGGAAGATTTACAATACCATGTATGAATGTCTGGAGCCAGCATCTATTCCCCAGGCAGTTTTGATTCTTGCTAAGTATCAGTATCAGGCTGCTTTTGTTGCCGATCAAGAAATTAATACTCTTGCCTGCTTTACTGAAATCATGTGCGACTGTAAGTTTAAATAAATGTACGAACTCAAAGACTATCTAAATTCAATCAATATTTCTAAGGACAATCTAATGGATTCCGATCCTGATTCGGAATCCAAATATCCTCCATATATTATTAATAGATGCTATTCTGGTTTTATTGACACGATTCTTCTTGCAAATGAGATGAATTTAAATTCTCATATTGATAAGAAACTACAATATGATTTTTATATAAATATTATCAGACCAAAGAAACGTTTCTCTCCTTGGCTAAAGAAAGAGAAACTTGATTCTCTGGAATACATCAAAGAATATTATGGCTATAGTGATGAAAAGGCTAAAGTTGCCTTGAAGATACTAACAGACGAACAAATTGAATTTATCAAATCTAGATTGAATCGTGGAGGAAAAAATGAACGTTGATAGTGAAGTGAGTTGGTCGCCAGATCAAATGGTTGAAGTAACTCTAACTGAGCCAGATGACTTTCTAAAAGTCAGGGAAACTCTAACTCGCATTGGAGTTGCATCACGAAAAGACAAAAAGCTATATCAATCTTGCCACATTCTT